AAACCAAGGAAAAACCAAGGGAAACCAAGGAAAAACCAAGGGAAACCAAGGAAACAAAGAAAACCCCTTCAATCAACAAAAGAAATACCTTCCAATCAATGGGAGTATCTTCAATCAATAGGATTCCTTTCTAAACAGGGGTAATACTTTACCGTTAAGTGGAAACGCAAAGCGGTTGCGAGCGATGGTGGGTAGGGTGTTATTGGTGGTAGATATTGTCTGTTGGTGTGGGAGTGATGCGGAGGGAACCAAGGGAAACGGGCGGCGGTGTCACGGCGTGGTAGGCGCGGTTGTCGGTCTCCGTCCTTTTCCTTGGCGTGGTAATATAAAATACTAATAACATGGACGAGATTATGGAATTACAAGATGAAGCGCTGCTTTATCTACGGGATAATATTACGAGAGAAGAGGCGTATTATATTCTTACGACCGATAAGGAGATGCTAGCGATTCTTATAGCTGATAAGAAGGACGGGAGCAAACGTATCAAGATTCTTGATGTGGAATATACTATAGAGAAGGATGATATGTTATTTCTATTCGATACTGATGGGGTGATAGATGAGTGTCTTTTGGTTGCCAGCTACATAGGGGTAAATATGTATTTTCGCAGGCAAGATGTCAACGCTATTTTGAATAACATCAATAGAGAGAAAGTTATGAAATATCCTTACATAGCTATTCAGTTAGATAATATACAGACTGTAGAAAAGCGTAGGGTTGTTTTTGAAATTACCGGGCATAGGATGGATGATAACAAAGAGAGAATAGATTTTATGTTTGTTTATTTTATGGCTAGAATGTTATGAGGGCGAGAAGGACTGTGAAAGAAAGAGATATTGTGAAGATATTGGTATTCGGGTATGATAGGACGCTTATAAAATCCATTAAGGATTCCGGATTCAGAAGTATGTCGGATGTAATATCGTACGCCAATAATATGGTCGGGGATAAGCCCATTGATCATATTAGGGTGTCGAATGAGGCTCGCGGGTGGTGTGGATCATATACTAATTATGGTAAAATGATAGATTAGTTTGATAGGAGGATATGATATGAGAAGGATTATAAAAGAGAAAGACGATATCAAGGTGTCTATATTTAGCGGGGGTAGGTTGGTTCGTGTTTTCATAGATTCTGGGTATAGGAATATAGCTATGGTGATAGCCGATTGCGGCAGAATAGCTAATGGTTGTTATCACATACATCATATTGAGGTGGTAAATATGGATAGGGGATGGTATGGTACATACACCTTATATGGAAGGAAAATAGATTAGTCGGATATTGAACAACAAAGGAGGTATATATGGATAATATTATAACAAATGTGGATGGCGTGAAAGTAAAAGTAAGAGTATATGATTTTGGCGGCGAAGTGGCTGATAGATATACCATAGTATATGTAAATAAAAATATAAAGGATGGTTATGGGGTGGTGTATTATCCTGTTTTCTCATGTAGTGAGGATCCATTCCATCCATTAGGAGTGGGGATGTATGCGGGAGATTATTATCCGCATAGAAGTCATATGTACAATTTTGGTAAAAGAGTGAAGGATATAGATTCACTGCCAAAGAAAGTGATTGAATTTATAAAATATATTACACGATGAACGAAATAACTTACAACAATTACGATTTGGTTGCTTTTGAGCAGAATGGGGAAGTGGTAGTAGCCGTAACATTCTACAGGTATTACAAGAAGAAAGCTAAAGGTGAGGTTAATTATAGGTGGAGAACCAGATGCCCGGAATTGGTGGATAAGATCGTAAAACACCGTACCAAGGTGTTTACCGGTCAACTTATCCAGTTAGCGAAAGTGTATGGGGAGAAAAAGGTTATAAAATATCAAAAGGAGGAGGAAGAAGTATGTCAAAATACGATAGAGACGCTATAGAAATATATATACTGGATCATATAGATACAGATAATTATGGTAAGCAGTTTAAATATGATAGGGAATATCTATCTTTTATGCTTAACGTGTTCAAGGATGAGTATAAAGAACATATCAAAAGGGATGGGATTAAGAAAGCTTTTGAGGATTACATAATGAGCGTTCCATCCATATTTAGGATTCATATAGCGAATTGCGACATTAGATATTTATTACGTTCATGGGGCGTGGAGTTCGATGAGGATGATGATGAGATATACATCTTGTATAAGAGGATCATAAGAGAGGTCTTTTTTAAGATGTGTGAGGATATGAAAGTTTGTTAATGTTGAACCAAGCCTTGGCGGGGCGGAAGGAATACCATGATCGTACGTGTGCGGATATGGTCCGGGGTCGGTTCCCGGCGCCTTGGCATAATTTAAATATAAATGATATGGGAGATAATATTTTAAGAAAAGCGGCTGATGAGTTAAAGAAGGCCGGTTGCAGGGTTTTCGCATGGCAGGATGATACTTATAATAGAGGTTGGAGTAAGGGTGATTATACGATGTTGTATTACGCCTTCCCTGATTCACCCAACATCGGGTATCTGAGTCATGGGGAATATGGGATGAGCGTAGCGTATAGTAGAGCTTATATACCGAGCTGTGGAAGTGGATCGGGGTGTTGTGTCAAGGAGGAAGCTACGTTTGACCTTGAGGCGGCGTTAGACGTGCTGAACGGGCCGTTACCTAGGTGGTGTAGGTCTTATGGGGTTTATCCAAAGCAGTACGATAATATTGATAAATGGTATAATAGCGATAATCATAACAAAAAATTATTTAAGGAGATTTGATATGGAGGTAAAAGATTGGGAAAATCTGGTTTTGAATACAGAAGTAGGATCACATTGTTTTGTTACGCTGATTGATAATAATGACATCAGTAGAGGTTACGCGCAGATCAGACGCGCAGAACATTTCGGGTATAATATCTGCTTCACTCGGTTATATGGGAATAAGTTTTATTTCGAGAAGATAGAGGAAGGTCGTACACAACAATATATCAATAGGAGGAAATAAGATGGTAATAGAATTTGATTTTGAGATATACAAAAACGGAGATTACGATAAGGTATATCTCCGCAACGGGGAAGAGGCAAGAGTATTATGTGATAATGGGAAGGGCGATCGCCCCATAGTCGTGATGGTTGAGAATGATAACGCAGATGATTATATTATTCTACGTTATAACGAAACTGGCAGAAGGAATATCAATAGTCAATCGGGTCTCGATCTTATGTTATCGGTAAAAGAACGGAAGCCAGAGTTGTGGGTTGTTGTTATATCTTACATGGATAATAAAGATAAGAGACAAAAGATGGTCTTGCCTAATTTTTTCTCAAAGAATATAAGAGGGAATATATATCTTCAAGGAAGCTCTAAATCAAGTGTATTATATTATGTTGATAAGTTAGAAGAAGATAAGTGCTTCGATGAGCTATGCGAGAAGATAAAGGTAAAGAGAGATCGTATTTATAACATGGAAATAATATCACTATCAGATGACGAGGCGACAGTTTAATCAGTTGATAAATGAGCTAGACGGCAAAAGCCCGTTTATCGTATTACATAGGGATGCCGTTGCGCCTAAATACGTGGGCGTGGAGGTGTCGAAGGATGGGATGGTATACAGATATGCGATAATAGGGATAAACGATGAGTATAAGGCTAAAAAAGCCCTTATTTCGAAAATATTAGGCATAGCTAGTTACCTAAATGGCAATAAGCCCTTAAAAAGGGGTTAATTAGATGTATTTATGACCTGCGGCATCATATACGATATAATGCCATAAATGACGTTGTATAGAGGATATGTATGATAATATGATAGATAACGCATTCGTGTCTTGATATCATAATATTATGCCATTATATCCTCTTTTTGTATAAAAAAGATAACAAATGATACAAACATCTTGAATATGGATGAAATTAAGATAGGAGCTGAAATTGTATTTAATATAACCGGCAACCATAATATAGGATATGCCAAAGGGGAAAAGTATATCGGGACGGTGTTAAGCGAGGATCACCGATCACGTCTTTATGTACGGACAATAGGAATGCCTAGGGCTTGTATTGATGAGCGGGATGTAGAGTGGGTTATTGATCCAGATGGGGATTTTGATATGGATGAGGCGATCCCGAATCCTATGGCAAGGGAGTTGTATAAGTTGATGGGTAGGTACGTTTATACGTTCGGTAGGTCTCATGAAAGTATCAATGGCTATATCGTGTACGAGTGTATGATGATGGACAGGGATTTAAGATATAATGTTATGTATGCGTTGCATGATCATGGATTTGAGATACGGCATATTGATAGTTATTCTTGGTGGATGACCAATGAGAGGTTAATGTCCGAGGTAACATACACGGAGGGGGATATTCATATAATTGTTCATGAGTGTATGGAAGATTATGTGGATAATGTGAAATTCGGGGAGGAGTTTTATAAAAACAAGGGAACGTGATAAGATACTTACTTGTGATGACGATGATAATATTGACACCACCAAAAGGGAACGGAGGCATGCCCCTCGCCCCGAAGCCGGCAGTGGTCGAGGCACGGGTATGGGATAAGCTGGCGGCCGCCCTATCTTTCGTGGAGTCAAGGGATGACGATCGGGCGTACAACGCAACTTCAGGGGCGTTAGGGAGGTGGCAGATGAAAAAGGTGTATGTAGATGAGGTTAATAGGATATTGTGTCTTAAACGGGAGAAAAAGCGGTATAGATACGATGATAGAACAAATCCTATCAAGGCTAGGGAAATGTTCGAGATATATCAATCTCATCATAATCCGAACAAGGATATAGATCGGGCTATAAGATTGCATAGGGGACTACATTCTACTAAATATGTTAAAGAGGTTAAGCGTAAATTGAGAGAATAAAAAGAATATAGGAGGATAAAGACATGGACGAGAATAAAGTGATACGGCCGATGGATTTTGTTCGGCTTACAAATATTGACGAATTAAATGTGATTAAGGACACTAAAAACCATATAGGGCTGGTCAAGGAGGTCAGTCGGGACGGGAGTATGAGTATAATATGGATAGGTGAAACTTACAGTCAGTTGGCGTGGTTCAAATCGAGCGAGTTGGAGGTGGTGGATAACCTTGTGAGCATCCTGACATGCGGGCTGGCTAACTTTCGAGGAGACGGGAAAGAGAGCGCGGATAAATTTTATCCAATGAATTTATGTTATATAAAAAGGGGGTGATATATGAAATGGGTGATAATAAAAGGAGTTAGATATCCTAGTTCCGTGATATCAGCATTTGCGGCATATAATATGGATAACCCCTTCTTGAAGGTCAGGATAAGAAACAAGTATCATATAGTGCCTTTTGATGATGTTAATAAGATGGCTAGTCAGATGGTATATTTAATGGACAACTATCCTGATTTCGTTCAGATAGGGAGATGGTGGATATCCAAGAAACATGTGATGTCATGGACGCCCAAGGGGGAGGCCGTGGACGGATCGGGTTGGGTTATATCCTTCACCCTGTCCTTTGGTTTGGATAATGGGACTCAAATTAAGTTTGATGAAGAAGGTGAATACCTAAGTGAGATAGATAGGTTAAACGAGTTGTTTAATGTAATATTATAAGGGAGTATGTTGATAGATGTAAATAAATGGATTGAGAAAAACGGGAGCTTCGAGGAGGTCAATGGATTGGATTTAGTGAGACACGGATATGAGTGGATTAGACGAATGCGCAAATTCGAGAATAAGGCAGATCGTCATACTTTCCAGAAAGTGTTTGGTAATAAAAGAGGTAATGAGTTATGGGACTGTTTTTTAGAGGTAGGAAAATCTATCTTCATATTAGAAGATAACTATTTTATGATTAACGACAGGAACGTCTTCTCTTTATGTTTAGCAGAGTGTAGTGATTATGATCTATATGAGCTTGTTCATAATATTGAGACTGCTAGTGATCAAGGCAAATGATGTTGTTTAATTTAAAAAAAAATAAATTGTTATGGAAATGAAAAAGTATTTATCGATTTATCTAGAGAGTGGATATCTTTTTGACGATATGTCAGGAAAATTAAAGTGGTTTGAGATTGATAAGATCTTGATCAGTTTTACATATGGAGTAGTTAGATATGTAGGAACATGGGGAGGATGTAGGACTGAGAAGACATTAGATGGGAAATTATTTTATTCGTCCGAAGAATGTTTTAAAAAGGGCAAGAGCATCCCTAAGACAAAACTATCAATATATGATGTTTTTAAGTCATTATATGGATTCGCTCCAATAGGTGATGTGTGGAAATACAAAAACGGAAGAGCTGTCAAGGGAGAGTTGGAATATTTTGATGTTGAAATAGATAATAAAGGAAAAATTTATTGTAAGGAAACATATTACAGAACATGTGAAGATGTGTATAAATTCAATGACTTAACTGTAGTTGACAAGAATGGAGACATAAGGTTAGTGAAATCATCAAAAAGTAGATTAATGCTTAGTGATGATCAATTGGATGTTGTGGAGAGAATGAAAGGCATCATTGATGACATGGTTAGGTTAAAGATGATTATGTATATTGATCAAGACTATAATCTTTGTTTTCTGCCGGGAGATAAAATAGAAGATTTGACAATGGATGAAACGGATGGATTTGTGGATACCACCGGTATAGTGACATCTATAAAATCTAAGGATGTAGTGGAGTTTTATGTAGAAAACCCATTCGTAAAGATAAAGGATGAGTAATACTTGGATCGGGATTGTAGTGGTTCGTGAGAATAACTACAATCATATCTCTAAACGTGAACATAGATTGGGAGGTACGTATGTCATTCGATTGACATTAGGGATCTAGTTATATTAAAAGAGGAGGAATTATGAAAGAGATTGTATTAAAACTGTGTGAATTTGATGAGCTGTCAAAAGATTCACAAGAAAAGATCATAGAGCGTGAGCGCTGGAATGTAATGGAGCAATGTATGGATGCTTATAGTATAGAATATCAAGAGTCGATGAAAGCCTTTGAGGATATGACAGATACTAGGGTTTATAATTGGGAAGTTGGATACGAGAGATATGATTTTAGTTATGAGTTTAAATACAATGATCCTATTTATGAACATCCTACAGATTATAATCGTGATATATTCCCTAAGAATCTATGCGGTAAATTATTGTTCAGGTATATCAATAACAACATTATGCCACATATCACGAAAGGTAAATATTATTCTATAGGCAAATATATAGATGGGAAATATAATTACAAGTGCAGACGCAGTCGGGTAATATTGGGATACGAAGACAATTGTCCATTAACAGGGATGTGTTATGATTATTATCTCCTGAAACCTATAATTGATTATTACAATGCATGGTGTACTTATCCGGAGGGTTTTTCTTTAGAGGATCTGATGAGACAATGTTATGATAATTTCTTCATGTTATGGCATAAAGAATATGAATATTGGGTTGATAACGAAGACGCTATACGTGAAGAGCTTCATCATAATCAGTACGAAGATCAACTTTATTATGAGAATGGGGATGTGTATGTTGAATCATTAAATGAAATAGTATGAAAGCAATATGTACAAGGTGTGGCGGAACAAATATTGCTTGTGAAGCGATCGTAAATCCAAACACCGGGAAAATAATAGATTATCTTGATGAATCTTTTATGCATGCTAATTGTGGGGATTGCAAGGAAGAGGTAGTGATAACGGATGTAGATAGAGTCAAGAAAGATATTGATTCTATGTTTTTCAAGTTCGTTAAAAAGAATGGGAAAGAACCTGAATACGTAGAATGTCAGATCGTATGGAAAGACACAGGGGATGATCAAAGAACGACAATAAAATTATCATTAAGCATCAATGATGATGATAATGATAATGTTTTCTATTACTGTAATGGGATAGAATCACTTAAGTCACTTGTGGAATATGGAGTAGGAGAGTTTATTGTAATAGATTGTTGGAGTTTTTTTTAGTATTGATAATTTGTAAATTGATGAGATTATGAATATAGAGGTAATAAGATACAGGCTTCCAGTTTATTGGGCTTGCGCTCTGATAAATGATGACTATACTGGATTATGTAAAGAAGAATGTCAAGAAATAAAAAACTTCTTGAACATCGCAGATGGCTATCCGGTAGATGTGGATTGGGAAACAGAAGGGTTCTATCAATATAATGATGCAGGAACACTTCCGGGAAATTGTGCCGATTTTATTTTTCATAAGTTAAACGATTAAACATAAAAATATGAAAACTGCAAATAAACTAACTTTTTTAAGTACAAAATTCTTTACAGAAAACAAAAGGGAATACAGAATAACAGTCACGATATCGTTAGATGATGATTGTCATAACAATATGTGTGATTGGAGTATAACCGCTGACATTCGTTGGAAAAACGAATATGGGATATATGAAGAGTATATGGGAGGCTGCTGCCACGATGAGATTGCGAAACATTGTCCGGAATTGGCGAAGTTTATACCATTACATTGTTGTAATCATTATGGTGCTCCTATGTATCCGGTGGAAAATGGCATGTATCACATAAAGAATAGCGATAAGTCTGTGGCTATTGAATATTTACGTATATCAGACAAGGAATATTCCAAATTATCTGAAGCGGTGGATGACAAGATGTATTTCAAGTATCTGCTTTTCAATCTGGGGATTGTGGATAGATGGAAACGTGAATCAGGCGAGCTTATTGCGGAACTTGAAGACCTGTGTGGAAAGAAATGGGTTAATCCATATAAGCCAGAAGAAGAAAGATTTACCCTGACACTAACGGACGAGGAACGTTTGCTTATTGAAGAGCGTATTAAAGCCGGGTATTATTCCGCAGAAAATATCGAAAAACGTAGGGAGGAAGCTCATAAGGCAAAGATGTTGAAAAAGCGTACTGAAATTTGTGAGCGATACGATAAGGTAATCAGGAAAGCGGAAACAGATAAAAAGATAATGCTCTGTGTGTTTGATTATGGATTGTCAACCGATAATGTGATATATTATAATCACACGAACACTTTATCTTTCAACTGGCGTGATTATGGGGAAAAGATCACACAAGAAGAGTTTGATGATTTCGTGAATAACGTGGATCGCTCCCAACTCCCGGAAGGAATTAAATTTGAGTTAAAGTAATTTTTAGTCTACACATAATCACTATCAGAAAAATGAATAAGATTATAGAAGATTACAAAAAGATAGTTGCCGGCAACGAGGCCGGCAAAAACATCTGCTTTATGTCAAGAGGAGAATACGCTGATCCGAAAATAGCGTACAACGGTATCCTCATGAATTACTGGGATGTGTATGATTGTATGGATGAGGTAGAAGAACCGACAGATGATGATTGGTTGAACGCGGTAAGTAATTTATTTGACTCATATACATATGATGTTAAGAATACGGATGTTGATAAATTCAAGATGTCGGATGTAATGAACGTATATCGTATTATTAATCTGTAGTTGTATAACAAAAAAATATTGATATGAACAACTCTATGGTCGCTCACTTATGGGCAAATGAAAAGAAAGAATCCGGAAAAGGTAGTAATCTTTTCTTTGAAGGTAGAAGTATTTATTCTTATGGTTATCATTTTGAGGTTGGAAGAATCGTAAGGAATAAGCGTGGGGAAAAGGCGTATTTGGTTAACGATAAGTATTATTCTTCTTCTACCTGTAAACATCAACGTTGTGTTCGTAGTGCAATACCAACTGGTTCAAAGGTATTTTCTGTTGGATATAATATGTCTGATGATGGCAGCATGGCTTTTATCACCAGTCGATTGGAGCTTATCAAAGAGGTTATCGAGAAATACAAGAAGGTTAGAACAAGTCTGTCTTATAGGGATGTTTGGGGAGTATTTAGAAGTCTAATGGATTATATTGAGTTCTTTAATATGGGTACTCCCAAGAGCCTTCTTAAAAAGAGCGCAAACACCTGGATCGGAACTAAACATGAGTTATCTTATGAATCGGATAAGATTAAAAGTGAATATGTCCATGAGTTAAAGCGTGTGTTTGAGGTATTGCTAAATCATCAAGCGTTAGAAACTTTAGGAACGACCAATGTGATAGTAGATGAGATTTGTGGTGAAGGAACGTGGGCTGAGTATGTGGCCAGATGTCAGAGATGGGAAGACAGTCAGGCGAAAAAAGAGGCTTTAATTTTTGAAAAAAGAAGAAAAGAAAAAGAAGATCGCAAGAAAAAATTTGAAGAACAGATCGAGATGTGGAAGTCTGGCAAGATTCTGGAATTATATTCACATTATTATTTGGAGGATGACCAGCCTAACGTATGGCTTCGCATTAAGAATGGCATAATTGAGACTAGCAAGAATATCAAGATAGAACGAGCTGAAGCTGAGAGACTTTGGAAATTGATAAAGCTCTTCCATAATGGCGGTAAATTCCAACACGATATGGCATTGGATATAACCGGTCACAAATGGAAGATCAATGGCTATAAGAATGATATATTGGTTGTTGGATGTCACAGGATCGCGTATAGCGAGATGAAAGGTATTGCGAGACAATTAGGATGGAGTTAAACAGCTATCAAGTAACATTTGAGAGCTGTGACGATCACTATCAGATTTACGGGAGAGACATCCAAGATGTCATGGGCGGCGTTACCGGTGGAGCCGGCGTGTATGGGTAAGGCGGTAGGGGAAGCGGGGCGTCCGCTAATGCTTTGTGGTGCAAGGTTGTATATAATTACCTAAGAATATATCCCGGAATATGAAAATAAAGGCGATCAAGTACAGAAATGATTACAGGGTATGGTTGGACTATGCAGGAGATTGCAGAAACGAAAATATAGAATAACATGAAATATCAAAATTTTATGTGCCCTTATGAGCTTGCATTAAAGTTGCATGAGTTGGGTGTAAATTCAGAGTCGGAATTTTATTTTGTGAAAGAGATGAAAGGAGGGGGATCTAAAACAGAATCAGTTACACAAAATACAATGAGATATTCATACAGAAAAGAAGGAGACCTCATACCGGCTTATATGAGTCATGAACTTGGAGAGATACTACCAAGTATGATAAATATCAGTAAATCAAAAATATGGGATGACTGGTTGCAATTGACACAATATTTCCCGAATAAGGATAGCGAATACTACGAAGCTGCCTATGTTCGTTACAATGCCTACGATTCGCCAACAGAAGTATATAGCGGATTTGATAGAAATGAGTGTGAGATGCTATTGGACAAGAATGGTTCGGATGATAAAATGGAATCATTTATTATTCAGATGGTATTTAATAAAGACGATAAGATAATCTTGGATGATATAGAATATCATAAGATAGGATCTATATTTAAATACAATATCGATTCGAAAGAAGTAGAACTGGAGGTGGTTGAATCCAGTGACGCTAGTTGTGAAGGATGCGCATTTAATAATAGTAAGAATTATTACTGTAAGGATACCCATTGTATTGATATAGATAGGAAAGATGATATAGACGTTATATATAAAAAGGTAAAAAGATCATGAGTTTAATAGATAAATTAGAGGATTTGGTGGTTAAGGTAGACACCGAATACCAAGAGAAGATGGAGGCGGTGATCCGGGAGATAGTCCCGGGGATGCCGGAAGAAAGTGTCCGACACGCCGCCGAGTGTATGTGCACGGACAGGATGGGGAGTATGATGGACATCGATCTTTATATATTAAGGGAAGAAAATAGGCCTTACAAATGCCATTATCTAAAGGATCTGCTGAAAGATAGGGTAGCTAGAATAAATAAGATGCATGAGGATAAAAGTTATACATATGATATAGATGATAATTATTGGTGCGCTACATGTGGTTCCCATTCTCATAAAGAAGATTCCAAGACAGGGTATTGTTGGCATTGCGATACAGATAGTTGGGTTAAAGAGGATGGGGCGGATGTAGGGATATAAAAATAGGCGATTATATAATATTCATATTTACTAGATATGGGAGAGAAGAAGATAAAAATGTGCCAAAAAAAAGACGAGTCTATTAAAAAAGTGCTTGAGGAGATAGAGGATAAGGCTATTGAATCTCGATATACGAATATGTATGATTGGCAGCGCAGGGAGCTTTCAAAAGAGGATCTGTTTGAGTATGCGGAGGAGATGAGAAAATGTCTTGATAAGATATTTGATTTGGCAATTGGTGAAAGGCTTAAATAATTCAACACAAAATCATATAAGATGATAACTTCTATAAGGATAGACGACAACAAGAAGACTCCATTTAAATATATCCCAAAGATAAAAGCGTTCAAAAATGGCTCTGAGTTTATATTCAAGCCAGGCGTGAATGTGATTGTAGGCAAGAACGGGAGCGGGAAATCAACCCTCCTGAATATGATATCGAAGTACATGTTGTGCGAGAAAAAGATGTGTTCTGAATTACCGTCAGAAGCATTGTATTTCCAGGATATATTTGATGATGACAAGGTGCTTGACGGGATCAGTATTAAGTCGGATTATATTGGGAAAGTCTTCCATCTCATACAGCAAACTGAAATGAGAAATGATGATATATTGAATAATATCAATAATTTAAGTTTGTATATGAATGGGGCATCTAGGTCCTCTGGGGAGAAGAACCTTCATGCCATGAACTCGCTTTTTGATTTTATGTTTAACCAAGATGAGTATGCGTTTCCGATACAGAAGCTTATGGAATTTAAGAAAAAGTCAAATGAGTTCTGGGCAAACAGGATCGACAATCTTTTAAAATACTACAAAGACAATCGTGTGGTATTAATGGAGAAGGATTTTGAGTATACGATCCTTATGGATGAACCAGATAGGAATCTAGATATTGACAATATCATGGATCTGTACAATGTACTGTCATTTCATAAACCACAAACACAAATTATAGCCGTAATTCATAACCCGGCTTTGATTTACAAGTTGAGCAAGTTGGATTGCGTGAACTTTATTGAGATGACAAGAGGGTATTTGAAGAAAATTACTAGTTTTATGAATAAAAAATAAGAAAGGAGATGAGAGAAGAATTGAGAACAATAGGATCAAAAGGACGCCACGTGTTTACAGCAACCTTTGTTAGATTTGGATTTAGGAATGGATACATTGGACCTGTAAAAACGATGCTTTTACAAGATGTGACACTTGATAGCAAAATAGTATCAGATCATTTGTGGTTCGATTTAACAAAAGGATTTAGTAGTGCTGATTTATCGCCAGGCGATGTGGTTGAGTTTTGCGCAAGGGTTAGTGCTTACGAGAAAGGATACAAGGGGCACAAGGATGATGTACTTAATAGACCGATAGAAAGAGACTATCGATTATCAAGACCGACAAAAATTAAAAAGATCGGGAAGAAATTAATATTAAAAGATGAGGGGGGGGAATAATACATGATAATTATATGCCTAAAAAATTTATAATTTATTAAAATATAATGATATGAAAATACAAGTAGAATTAAATTTGGAAGATGTATTCAATGAAGCTATGTACAACGAAGCGACGTTGAAAGAGGAGTTTACCAGCTCGGTCAGGTTAGCTGTAGTACGTGAACTTAAAGAAAAGTTCAAGAATGAGTTGATGAGGGAAATATCCAATCCGATATCAGAGAAAATTGAGGATATAGCGAGGGAATCAATAAGTGATCTCATCGAGAACGCCAGCGAGAAGAAATATAGATTCAGGCTAGATTATATGGATGATGAGTTGACGGTGGATGAGTTTATAAGAGGTAGGATGAAGAAAGTTGTAGACGGAGGTATTGGGACAATGATAGAATCAAGAGCTAAATCTTTTGTTGATGAGTTAAGGAAGAGGTATGATATGGCGTTCGCTACCTTTATCGTGGATAATATGAGAAAACAAAATATGTTGAAGGAAGATAAGATAGCTGAGCTGTTAAAGGATAATCCAAATGAGAAGTAGGGAAGATGCCAAAAGAAGGCGGCGATCGGTGCTCATGACGCCGCCAGTGCCGAAAAAGGTCGAGGTATTATCCCCGGCATGGTATAGGGCGGCGGTGGAGTTTCAAAGCATGCAGGAGCGGGAGCGACTAGTTTTTTGCTCGTGGTGCTGTTGTCATGGAGGGTGTAATTTGTGTGCGGATATAAGTAAATACAATATAAAAGGGCTTAAGATATATGGAGGATAAAGTGATTATACACCTAAAGGATATGGTATTCGTGCCGATGATTATCGGGAGATAACTAGGGTGGATAAATATTGTGCTGAGTTTATCAAGGAGTAAAATATGGTTGATAAAACAAAAGAATAATATTAACTATTAATAATGTTTATTTAATTTAATTCAAAAACAAAATGTCTACTTTTGTAGACACATAAAAATTACACATATGAAAAAGAGTGAATTTGTAAAGGAGTTAGAGAAGATCATCGATATGATTAAGGCCGAGGATGATGGTTTCGAGTATGGTGGTAAAGTCATTTTCTATAAAGAAGATGATGATAACTATGAAATCTCGGTAAAGAACATTGAGATGAATCTGACGGTAGAGGCCAATACTATGGCTAGTATGAATGATAGGACTTTCGCCTGCCTTATGAGTAAGGTCTATAAACAAAAGTTTACAAAGGCTATAACGATGTCGGAGGATGATGATGATGAAGACAATTGATAAGATGACCGATCAGGAGATATATAATCTTACTGACGAACAGGTAGAGAAATTGATCGTAACAAGATGTGTGGAGGAAGGCGTAAGGTTCATAGATGAGCCTCCAATCATGAAGACATATGACTATAAGCCTATTTCTCCATCACATTTCTTCTACTATTTAGAAGGTTTGAGTATAGCCGTTCTTGATCAGAATGATGCTATTAAGATAGCTAAGCTTTTAAGTGAATTTGATCTATATAGGACTAGCTATGATTTCGTTGTATCCAATGAGGAACTATGCGGTAAGTTAGATATAATCAATATCAAACATATTCCGATGTTTGACACGAAAGATAAGGAAACCTACAAGTCTATCAAGGATAAGAACGGTGAGATCGAGAAGGAATATAAAGATCAGGTAGATAAATATAAGGAGAACACAAAAAAGATGTGTGAAATCCGTGCCAAGATATGGTCAAAAGTAATTGATGTAAGGCGCAAGATCGATCATATGAACCATCTTAAAGTTCTTTTCGTAAAGGAATATCTCCCGTTGGTGGATCACGATACGGACAAGGCTATGATATTTTTCAAGAAGGCTTATGATGTGGATGATGATACGGAGAGATATATTCGTGAAGGAATAAAAGATTATCCTTTGTTTAATAATAATATAGATTAAAATGCACAATTGGTTTAAATGTACGGTTTCTTACGAGACCGATGCCGAGAACGGCATGAAGAAGAAGGTAAAGGAAGAGTATTTAGTAGATGCCCTTTCTTATACCGAGTGTGAGGCTAGGATCATAGAGGAGATGAGACCATTTATCTCCGGTGAGTTTAGCGTGGATATCAAGAGGTTCCGGATAGCGGAATTGTTTGCCATGGATGGAGACCGGTTCTATAAGGTCACGGCTGATTATATTACGATAGACGAGAAATCGAGCAATGAGAAACGCAAGGCGTTTAACTACATCGTTCGGGCCAATGACCTTGATCATGCCAAGAAGAACTTCGAGGAGGGCATGAAAGGGACTATATCAGACTTCGTGGTAACCTGTATTAAGGAGGAGAAGAAGTTGATGGATTTCTATGAGTTTGACGGTAAGATCAGGAACCCGGAGAAGCATGAGGATAGTAAGCAACAAGGCTAGCTACGAAACCATGTCATCCGTCGCCGAGAAGTTGATGGAGATAAGTAAGATGGAGGGTACGATTTATCGTATCCTCACATTATCTAATAAGACTTATCTGGCTTCCAAGTTAGGGTATAGTAGGTCCGGATTCTATAAAAAAATACAGAACAGGAATTTTAATATCCGAGAGCTGGCTCAGATATTCGATACGATCATCAACTTCAAGGATCAAGATTGGACTGAGGGTAAGATTAATAGGCTTAAGAGGTATAGGGCTATGAGCCTTATGGAGTTCAACAAAAGTTATAAAAAGAAAAAGGCATGAGAGGTAGGATGTTACCGTGTGAGAGATGCGGAAGGATGGTAACCATAAGGAGTAAGGGGTTGTGTCCCGCGTGCAGAGCCAAGGAGCTACCGCCAAAGGAAAGGGCGGCGATACGGGTGAAGGCCAAGCCAAAGGGGAAGAGCATAGCCGTTTTCTTTGGCGCCCATGTGGCTAGATTGAGTATGACAAGGAGATCTGCTACCGGCGCATACATACCATGCCCGGGGGTAAGCAACATATGCCACTTATACCCTAAACGGAAATATAAATCGGTCGCCGAGGATAACGATAACATTATTTACTTGACGGCTGATGAGCATACAAGATTCGATTATCTATTAGATACGATGGATTTCAGCCGGCTCTTGGACGAGTTTGGCAACGTATGGCTGTTGGTAGCCAGAAGGATGAGGGATCTCGCACCTAGAGTCGAGGAGGATGGTAAATTAAAAACCAGATTATTATCATGGATAGAAGAAAACAAAAATTACTTTTAGCTCTTGGATACGAGGCTATAAGTGATACGATATATAAGAAAGGAATGGATATGGAAGTCATAAGCGATCAAGAATCGTTTGATGATATGAGAGTTCGTTTATCCAAAAAACATCATGTGGTTATCACAGATGATGGTGTTGTAATAGAGTTTGTTCATAATAAGTCAATGGACGAGAATGCGCCATCATATTATTGGCGATCATCATTACCAATATTAAGATCATATCATACAGATCCTAAATTTACCGCTTTCTTTGGCATATTAGACGTTTTGTCAACGATCCCAAAGAAAGATATGATCGAGGAGAAAAAGCCTGTTGAAGAGCCTAAAAACGAGCCTAAGGAGGAGATGGAGGTTGAGTATGATCTGGAGACAGAGCAACAGTATTATGCCGCTGAATGGATAAGGGATATCCCGACACCAGTGTTATATAGAATGACTGTCGCTGGCAAACGTGTGTATTATGAGATGGATGTTGATGGGTATCCTATCATATACGATGGAGCCACTAACAATATCGCCAATGGGTATTGTGATACGTCCGGCGCTTTGGAGAAGTGGAAGAATGAGATGAGGCTCAAGGGTAAGGATCCTGATGAGTACGCTAACTACAGGGCTGACTTAGGTACTATCATGCATTATCTATTTGGGTTGTATCTGACCGGGGTTAAGATAAAGCTGATCCCGACGTGGATAAGGAAGGCTGTCAAGGAGGCTAAGCTGAGAATAGACAAGTATAGGATGGAGCGGATATTAGTGGATAACATTGATGAGCTGATAGAGGATCTAATATCATTTGCCATATTCTGCAAGGAAAGACATGTAAAACCTGTATTGATCGAGAAGATGTTGAGGTCAAGCAGGTTAAAGATAGCTTCTTCGGTGGACGCCGTGGTGGAGATGGACAGCGAGCCGGAGACAGTGGAGATAGAGGTCGAGACAGGAGAGTTCTATAAGACGGGAGCCAAGAAAGGTCAGCCTAAGACGGAGAAAAAAAAGATAAAGAGATGCAGGAGGATATTCGCTATATTGGACTTCAAATCAAACAGGAAAGGCAATTTCTATGACGAGTACGCTTTCCAGCTTGAGTTATATAGAAGAATGATACTGGAAAATTACGGAAAGATATTGGAGATAGAGGAGATATATAACTTCGCTCCGGGTGATCCTACCGCAAAGACCAGCCAATATAAGTTGAAGAGACAGACTGACAACCCTATATTGAATATGGCTACCGTAGTATATCTTCAAGGAAAGTATAAGTTCGAGAAAACTAATTATACGGTTACATCAAGAGTCGGATCCTTGGACATAGAAGGCGAGTTTGACGTTAATAAGTTGATAAGAAAAGAACCACTGAGGGACTATATATATAGAGTCATGAATGAGAGGAGAGGATGATGGAATTTAGGGAGTTCAATAAGAGCGTTCATCGGTATGAGCTGGATCATAGCAAACCAAGGAGGAAGCTGACGTGTCCGCAATGCGGCAAGGATAAGTGTTTTACGCCGTACGTGGACGTAACCACCGGTCAGATCGTTGGAGAGCAGTTTGGGGTGTGTGATCATAAAAATAAATGTGGTTACTTTAAATATCCAACAGGGAGCGAACTTGGGAACAATGATCTTTTTACCGATTCAAACAAAGTATTAAGGAGGTACAGACCTCCTATGGATCCGGATATAGCCAACTGCATTCCGGTAAGCAAGATGTTTGAGACGCTTAATCCTTTCGAGACATCCGATCTTCAGGATTATCTATCCAATATCTTCGGATCATATCATACCAATAGGGCATTTAGCTTGTATAAGGTGGGGATGATGAGATTCGGGGACTGGGGTAAGTGCTGTGTGTTCTGGCAACTGGATAAGAATTGGGTAGTGCGGACCGGAAAGATAATGGACTACGGGCCTGACGGGAAGAGGGTAAAGGTTCCCATGGATCACGTATGTTGGGTGCATATACTGGACGGTCAGGATTACCTGCTTAGGCAATGCCTGTTCGGGGAGTTTCTTATCAACTTCTATCCCAATGACGCTCCGGTGTATATAGTAGAGTCAGAGAAGACGGCTGTTATCTGCAATATTGTGTACCCTAGTAGGTTGTTTATGGCCTGTGGCGGTATCCATATGTTGAAAAGGGAGATGATAGAGGCATTGGGACGTAGGAGAATAGTCCTATATCCTGACAAAGGATCGGCGTTTAACGAGTGGAAGAAGAAAGTGGATAGGGATATGAAGGGAATGAATATAGAGATAAGCGATTTTCTCGAATCAAAACCCAATATAAATGAGGGAATGGATATAGCGGATTATTTTATCATTAAACAAATTTACAATGGCAAAGGTAGTTAACAATTACAAGAAATTCAAGGTGCTTGAAATAACAAGGCAGGAGATGATGGATAAGCTCACCAGATATGGGTGCTTAGGTATTTGCGATATGTGTAACAGGCCTACGTCCGTGGGCTATTATGTAGCGGTAATCAATCAATGGATGTGCGAGGACTGTTATAATGATTTCATTAAATCAGTTGACAGGTATGAGGAGGATATGAGAATAGAGAACAGAAATTTTGATAGATTCTGCAATCTATTTAATGTTGAGATAGAAGAAAAGGTATGAAAGAGCTGTCTTTAGCCCAGAAAGCTATGTTAAACGGATCTGTATGCCCGTATTGCAAGATCCCATCCACTATAATAAATACGGTGGAGGGGAAGCAAGTTGGGTGCGAGAAGTGTGGGGCTTGGATGAGATCCGATCCTTTCGGGAAACCGATGGGGAGGCTGGCTAAGCCGGATCTTCTTAGGAGTATGGATATGGTAATGACTGAGATTAATATATTTGCGTATAGAACAAAACGGGATGTACAGGATATTTACAAAAGCCTATCTGGTGAATTGGATATACCAATAGAACATGTATCCCCATATAAGATGTCTTTGCCATCATTACTTAATACCATGAGATATATTGAAAAATATGGTGATAATCATATACGGATATATGATAGAACCATGGTAAAGAAAGCTTGCCCTAGGCACGGAGCGGTGGCGATCGGGAGCAACGCCTGCCACGGGTGTCCGGAGTTCCTGTTCCATGTGGTAAACGACACGACCGATACGGTGGTGTGTGATATGGATATGAGTTATGGAGATCGCAAGAAGGATAAATATGAGCATTAGAGCTAATGATAATGGAACATTTGAGTATCGAATCAAATTGGATACCTTTAATAAAATAAATAATACATGTAAAATGAAGAAAATTTATTTTGTTCACAAACCAACAGGTTTTTATATTGGAGGCAATGTGAGTAGCGTAGAAGCTACAGTTTATAATAAAATGGTTAATATGGGGATGAGTAGCGAATTAGCCGATAAACTTAAAAAGGTAATAGGTACATTCCCTTGCACATGGGAGATACCAGATGAATTTGCGTCTGATCCATATTCGTATATGATTAAGCGTCTGGGATTGGAATATCCATCTTTTTTAAAGGAAGAGGATTTGGATATACAAGAGAATATAGATTTTGATGATGAGGAGGACGAAGAGGATGGGGAGATCGACTGAATATTATAGGACACATCCGGAAGCCAGAAAGAAGAAGGCTGAGACGGATAAGAAGATCAACGCCAGACCTGAGCAGAAAGCCAAGAGACGGGAGTTGGGTCGCAAGAACTACAAGACCGATAAGCTAAAGGGTAAGGCTTATCGGAAGGGGAAGGATCTATGCCATACGGCTAAGGGGTTAAGATATAAATCAAGATCAGCTAACAGAGGATCTAAATCCGATACGGCTGGCGATAGAAACGCACGAGGATGAACGATAATAGGATATGGAAGACGTCCAAGGAAATTATCATGGACGCCTATGAGAGGATAATGAAATACCAGTCGGGAGAACTTCTCCCGGCTCGTACTGGATACCCTTATCTAGACAAAGCTTTGCTGGGGGGATTTTACCCTCAACATGCGATAGCCATAGGAGCTAGACCAGGGGTTGGAAAATCCTATTTGGCGCAAAAGATCATGAACAATGTGATGAATGTCAACATCAATCCACAAGCAGATGATTATGTATGGTTAAGATGTGAGTTCGAGATGAATCCGGAAGACTTGGTATTACGTTCACTATCAAAAAAAATGAACAAAGACATAGAAGATATCCTCCTTCGTAAAATGAATGAAGAGGAGATGCTAGAAATGCAAAAATGTCTTAAACAAGAAAATTCAAACAGAATAACGTATATACCCATACCTACAACAGTTGATGAGCTTAAAGATTTTCTATGGAATGTATATATGCCGGCGAATAAGGATAAGAAAATTGTATTTGTATCCATAGACCATACAGCTCTTATACAAGGTTCGGGTGATGCCAAGAGGAATATAGATAGTTTGATGAATATGTGTAATATAGCCAAAAGAACGTTCCCAAACATCTTCTTCCTTATCGTATCGCAACTTAATCGAGAGATAGAGGGCAGACGTGATCCGAAGGATCATATGCCAAGGCAGTCTGATTTCTATCAGTCTGACTCATTGGGGCAGCTGTGTACGGCTATGGTAGTGTTGAATATCCCAAGGAGATACGGGTACTCCTCATACATGCAATTTCCGCAAGGATGGTATCCTAATCTGGAACGTTTCAAGAGCGAGTCAAGACGATCCTTCCGTGTGGATGGATTATTGTTCCATCATATCGTAAAGGTCCGTCAAAGATCATTGGAGGAGATTGACGCTATACATGTAGATATCATGAAAGGATATGAGCGATATTATCCTGATGGAGGGGTGGTGCGCCAAGAAAGACCGGGAGGCTCGGATGCCCCCGTGGGTAGCGGCAAGCCGGACACGACCGTAGTGACGCTTCCGCCCCCACCTCCCGGTGTTCCATTGGAGCAACAATATATACCGCCCAGTGATGATTTCAATGTAGTACATGACGAAACACCTTATTGACATGAGATTGAGACATAATTACTTGCTTGTAGTGATAAAGGTGCTGGAAATGTTCTTAAAGACCGTATTGTCGGTTGAGGATAAGATGGGGATAAAGGAAATTATATCCTCGTTAAAGGAAATGGCTAAATACAGCATCAGATATATCATAAATCGGGAACGGGAAAAGGAGATCATGAGTATCTGTGATGAGGTATCCAATAAAGTACAGGAGTATAAAAGGATAAATGACAACTCAATGATATTGGAATTGGAGAACCTAAAAAGGGAAGTTGTGGCGGTGGAGGATCTTCTTAGCTCATACAAGGGGGTTCTTGACGCCGAACTGGTGATAGCCGAGGATGATATCAGAATCATACGGGACAAGATCGCTATAAGCCTGAGGGAGGACGGAACATGTAAGAGCATGACTGATGCTGATAAAAGGGCTAGGGTGGACGTAAGATACGAGAGGGCGTTAGAGGATTATCGAATCCTTCTAAGATGCGCCAATACGGTTAGGGCTAAGATGTCGGTTGTAGGGCATCTTAACCAATCTATAAATCAATCTATATCAGTTGGTAGAGTTGGTATGGCTAATGAATCTTATACGGTAAAACAATATGAAAAAGGGAAAGAGATTATCGAAAGCAGACGCCCTTAGGGTGTTGACAAAGGCTTACAATTTAATAAAGAATGATAATTATGCATTTATATGCATAGCAATAGAAAGAACAGCGATTGAATTATCACTTGCTGAAAGATCATGTGTGGCGTGTTATCTTATACCAGAACTGAAGATGTTCAAACCTGTAAACAGAAAAAATGGAGATTTTTGGTTTCATTCATCAAAGAAAAACATAAGGTTACATATAATAGAGACGCTAATAGATATATATAACGGAAATGATCATCCCGATATAGTCGAGAGGGTAGCCAGAAAGATCAGGTCAATATTTTAACTCATTAGCTTATGTATATAAATTTTGAACAGATGATGACATCAGGATTAACGATGTCTGATGTCGGGTATCTCTTGATGATCCGGCAGAAAGAGGAGATGGCTAGCGTCATTCCAAAGGAGAAAATAGATAGTTATAAAGCATCTGGTTATATCGAGCTTCAGAAGAATGGGAAGTGGAAGATAACGCCAAGGGGAGGGTCGCTGCTGATGCTGATAGAGACACCCGGCCTGACACCGGAGGTCGAGGGGATCCGGGACCGTATCGTTGGTGTGTATAACGATATGGGTAAGGATACAGGAGCTATCAAGGAGGTAGAGAAACGGCTCGTATGGTTCGTAGCTAATACCAACTTCAAGGAGGGACCTATAGTAAGAGCCGTAATATCCCACATAGATCTTAAACGTGAGTATACGATGAGATTGGATAACTTGATATGGAAACCATCAAATGTATATAGTGTGCATATGAGTTTATCGGAATCAACGTTATTCGATACGATCATAAAAATGTATGGCATGACGTCTGACTTGTATCTTAGGGAGAACAAGAACAAGGAACTGGCATGGTTGTTCGCCATAAGCCGGCTCCCGGATCCTCCCAAGAAAATGGATAAGGAATACGCTATCACAGGCGATGTTAAGATGGACATCGAAAGGATATCGGATATAAAAAAAGAATTAGGTAGAAGATTAAAAATGTCGATTTAGTATGGAAAGAAAAGAAGTTGAAAAAGTAGTCAAGGAAACGATATTCGAGAAAATGGGTGAGTTTACGGGTCTTAATCATGCCGCCGAGATCAATAACGAGGATGATCTGGAAACTGACATGGGTATGGATCCCTTGGATTTCGTAGAGGTGGTGATGGGGATTGAAGAGAAGATGGATATAAGGATTCCGGATGATGTCTTTGGCGATAAATCTGTCGATGAACTAACTGTAGGGATTTTTGTGGATATGTTGTATGATTGGGTTAAGGGTAAGTAATGGATTTCGGATATGATGATTGGGAAGAGGGGTTAGAGACCCCTCTTGTCGATGATTGTGATGACGATCATGAGGAGGAAGAATATGATTTCAGTTAAGGAGTTAAGACCGGGCAATCTTGTAAAAGACAAAGCTGGTGATATATGGAGAGTAGGGTGCGTTACCGGTATGCGTAATGAAAGTGGATCATTAATCCTTGAACGTGAGGTTGATGATGGGATAATGAAATGGTATTCAGGGGAAGATGATGTCATGCCTATTGAGATAGACGATAACCTTCTTGACGCTATCGGTTTCAAGAGTGACAAGAATAGGGACGTATATCGTGGACACGGGATGACCATGGAGGTTTTTGGCGACGAGTATTATCTCGGACTTAGGGATATGGAGGATGACCTGAGCGAGCTTATCCAGATAAGGTATTTGCATAACCTACAGAATATTTCGATGGATTTATATGGGCGTGACATAAATACGGAGAGGCTTTATGATCGTTCCGGAGAATAACTTGCTATGCAAGACGATAGGCGGTGAGAAGGTGCTTGCCGCATCCTACTCACAGATAGACACGTTTGTTCAGTGTCCGTATAAGTGGTATAAGACTTACGTGGAGGGTCACAGATCCACGGAGAAGCACGAGGCTACGTCATATGGTACGGTTATCCACCAGACAATGGAGTATTTCTTCAAGAACGGATGTAGACCTTCTTATGAGGATATGAGTAAGGCTTTCAATTACTATGCGGATATAGAGAAGATTCCTTTTGATAGCGTAAAATCCCAGATCGAGTCTATGCAACATGCGGCTAGGCTAATAAGATGGATTGTGGGGTTGTTTGAGAAGGATGCTGCTGGCAATTATAAGAAGGCATGGTCTGATCTTACGCCAATGGAGAAGGTGATCCGGGGGTCGAGACCGGTAGGCGTGGAGGAGGACTTTGTCTTGCCCTATAAGCTGCCCAAGCCTCTTACTTTGGATGGCGTTACGTACGATAAGGTACATATCATAGGATCGGTGGACTGGCGTGGAGAGTATAAGACAAAGGACAGGATAGCCATGTATACGATAGACTGGAAGTCCGGGAGAAAGTTATTCGATGAAGATAAGCTGCTTCATAATCTCCAACATCCGATATACGCCTTTTACATACTCAGAAAATATAAGGTATTGCCGGATATGTGCAGCTATTTCTTTACCCGCATGCTGGACAATCAGAACGTGAAGGTAGATAAGGAGAAAGTAGAGAGATCGGTCAAGGAACTTAACGATATTCTCCTTGACATGTATGATTTCGAGACAAATAAAATAGATAGCTATCAAGCTCACGTTTGGGACGACGCCAAACAGGGGTATAAGTACGAGAAGCGCTACCTCATGGGACGCCAGCCGGCCTGCCTTGAACCCCGCCCCAAGCCCTTGTGTTTTTGGTGCGATTTCTCGATCCACAAACAAGGGACATGCAGGTACTCATCGGATTGGGATGAGTCAAAAAGAAAGAATAAAAAAGATTAACTTTATTAAAAAGCCTAGGTAAATATCTAGGCTTTAATTATATTTGTGCCAATAAATAAACGATTATGGATAAAAACGAAAGAGAAAAACAGGTATTGGATCTTCTGATGTCTAGAAAGGATATCAGGAAATTGGTAGAGAAATCAAATGAATGTTATTCTAAAATGGATTTCGTTGGTGCCATGAAATGCCGGCAGGAGATAAAGGATATCGTAGACCGGGAATCGAAGATCATGTTGACAAAAAGCGAGTCTTTGGTGAGTTTGATGAACAACGCTGATAATGAATATAAATTCAATATGTTGGTATGGCTACATTCCATGATGTGTATGGCAGATGTGTTTAACGGGATATTGGAGGATTTCAAGGATGGGGTAAGGAAAGCCAATGGCAACTCTAAGTTCGTTAAATTCGATAATCTGGATCGGTTGATGACAGAATGCAAGAAGGAGATTGATTACCTAATGAAAGGTACAAGTAAATCGTTTCAGATATCTTTCGCCGTAAGAAGCGATGAGTTAAGGGAGATGATAGAGAATATGGTTGGAGACAATATCCGAGAAGGGTATGACATATTCAAGGAAGAGGCTAAGATGACCAAAGAGACAGACAGGAGCAAGATAGAGGAATTTAATAAAAGGCTGGACCATGAGTAAATTTGATGTAAAGATAGGTGATATAGTTCATACCCAGATAGGAATAGGAGAGGTGATAGCCATAAGCAAGACCAAAGAGACTTTGATGGTAAAAATGGACGATGGGCGGGAATGTGCGATAAGACTAGAGTACGTGAAAGACGTTTTTGATAACTACAGAGATGACATATAAATTAAGGCCATATCAAGAGGAGTGTGTTAAAAGTATCTCCGATTACATAAACTCTGATAGACATGATCCGGTATTGATCATAGGTCCTGTAGGTTGCGGTAAGTCACTTCTGATAGCAGAAGCGGCTAGATTGATGGGAGATAAGACGCTGATTTTACAACCATCAAAAGAATTGCTGCAACAGAACCACGACAAGATAACGTCGTATGGCATACCGGCTACCATCTACTCCGCTTCCTGTGGCAAGAAAGAGCTATCTAACATGATATATGCCACGTTAAGATCTATCAAGAAAGTTGTTGGTCAGCTTAAGGAGATGGGAATCAGAAACGTATTGATAGATGAGGCTCATGCCGGATACAGTCCTGAGGATGGCAGTGAGTTCATGACATTCATGAATGAGCTGAAGCCGAGAAAGGTGATAGGGTTTACAGCCACGCCATGTAGACTTAAAAACATGTCGATAGGACAGACATCATATTCCCAACTTAATTTCATCACTCGTATGAGACCGGTGTATTTCAAGAATCTGATTCACGTGATACAGGTAGAGGAGATGATAAGGCAAGGATTTTGGACGCCTCTTAAGTATGAGACATGGGATTTCAATGGAGATGCCCTTAAACTCAATTCTAACGGCTCCGAATATACGGCTGAGTCTATTAGTGAGGCGGTGAGAAAAAATGGCTTAAACAACCTTATTTTGCGTCGATTGATGGTATTAAAAGACGTATGTAGATCTATACTGGTGTTTATGGATTCTGTTGAGAGCTGTAATACTGCCGCCGAATGGATAAACGCCAAGATATGTGCCGGCATGGCGGAGGTGGTTCACGGAGGCACGCCAAAGAAACAGCGGGAGGCTATAGTCGAGGGGTTCAAGTCGGGTAAGACGAAGGTAGTGTTCAACTATTCCGCCCTCGGTACGGGATTCGATCATCCGGGTCTGGACTGCGTGATAGTAGGGAGACCGACGTTCTCGTTCTCATCGTATTATCAGTGGCTTGGAAGGGCAGTCCGTATAAAAGACGGAAAGGATAGTGCTTTGGTCGTTGATTGTTGTAACAACTCGTCAAGGTTCGGTGATATAAGGAAACTTAGTATAGAGAACTACAAGGGGTATGGATGGGGAATGTTTATCGGCGATAAGCTAATAACTAATATCCCGATGGGGGATAAGGTAACGAAAACAGATCTGGATATCAAAGCCGCCAAGAAAGATCGTAGGAGGGGGCTGGCGCAGGGCGTAACCGCCGCCCCTGTTCCCGGAAGGCCGGATCATCCCCTTGGCTCTACGTTAATGACATTCGGCAAGTATTGTGGATGGATGTTGCATTCGATCCCAGTATCGTACTTCAAATTCATAAACGAGACATTTGACTGGGATAATGACAGGAACAAGGATATAAAAGAATACATAGATTTTTTAATCAAAAACAACAGATTATGACAGGATGTATATATCATGAGGCTGATCTTGACGGAGTAATGTCAGCGGCTATAGTAAAAAAGTATTTCAAAGGGGACATTGATCTTCTTCCTTACAATTACGGCAAGGAAATACCTGACGTGAATAAATATGATAAGGTGTTTGTAGTTGACGTGTCATTTGGCGATAGAACGATATTCTTATTCGACGAATGGGAAGACAAGGGGATAGATGTCACATGGATAGACCACCATAAGACGGCGATAGAAGCTGTGAAGGAATATAATGTCAAAGGCAAAAGACGTATCGGAACGGCGGCTTGTGAGCTTACGTGGGAATATCTTTTCGATGATATCGAAACCCCTGACGTGGTAAAATTATTGAGCGCTTATGATGTATGGGATCATGATCGCTTCGAATGGAGTGACGTTCTTTCATTCCAATATGGGATGAGAGGGTATTGCGGGCTTGACGTTGACATGGTCAGGGAGGTGCTAAACAAGGCGAATGGCGAGTTTGTTTCTGATATGATAAGAAATGGCGAGGCCATAATAGAATATATCATCGAGAAAAACAGAGGAGAAATGAAGATGTTCTCATTCGAGGCAGATATATTTGGATACAAGGCGATATGTATGAATACTACGGAGTTTAACTCCACCACATTCGAGTCTATGTACGATCCTAGAAAACATGATTTGATGATGCCATTTTGCTGGAACGGCAGATTCTTCAGATGCTCGTTCTATACCACCAAGGAGGAGGTGGATGTCTCGGCGCTGGCACGCAAGGCCAACCCCGGTGGCGGCGGTCATAAGGCGGCTGCCGGCTTCCAGCTTAGCGTGGAGGATATGATGGGATTTTTGAAAGAAAGGAGGATATGATATGGTAGGGTTGATATCTATTATTATAATAATAGTAATCTCCTTTGCCATGATGATGGAGGGATGGGAAAAATATGATTCACAAAAGTTTTACACAGGATTGCTTGTAATAGGCATAAGTATCATAATGATATTTCCAGTAATGCAATATAATATGGAGAATATGAAAAGCGTATACAAATTCAAGAAACTTAAAGAGATGAAGCTAGATGATTATGGATTCGGTCTGTTCGAGTACAATGGCTCTCTTTATTTCAAGGAGGCAGAGGGTGAGAGATGCTTTGATGTAAGAAGCGGGAATGAGGTTGTTATCGGTAAAGATAAGATTGTAACGGTCTTGGAGGATTGATCATGAGAAAGCTTAATGACACCAACAGGACAAGGAAGAGGAGCGTACGGCACTCGTGGATAAAGGCGGGTCCGGGGATCCAACGCTGCGCTATTTGTGGGATCACGAAGCGAAGTGAGTATATAGACGGGAAGACCGTTCATTGCGTGCATCTATCATCTGGTGAGCTTTACTCTATGACAGGTGAGACGCCAGAATGCAGGGATCTTAGTGAATTTTATTAATCTAAATTACGAAAATATGACATGGTATAATACTTACGAGGAGATAAAAGCCAAATATCCGGATACTGTTTTTGAGGAATATTGGTTGGTAGAAGAAGATGTCGCTAAATTAATGAGGCATGAACCTATTATAAAAGGATGGGCTATAATCAAAAATGATCCTAATATAGATAGTAACATTATATCTAGTAACAAATCAAATATCAATGCTATTGAAGCCGATAAAAATGAGGGCGATGAGCGCAATATATTGTTGCATATTGGGATATTATCCCCATTTAATGATGATCCAGTAATAATAATAAAACAAAAAGGAGTTTAAAATGAAGGAGGAATTTTATAAGTATCAAAAGGTGGTCTATGATGGCGATGTGTTTGAGGTAGTTGAGACCGCTGATAAAAGTGGAAGAATGAGAATCAGACTATGGTCGGATGAAGTAGATGAGATTATTTGGGTTGATGAGGAGATGGTCGTATCATTAGGTAGGGCTATTAAGTTAAAACTTATTGATGAGGAAAAGGTAGACAATGTAAACGCTTACGATCTTTCCCGTTTCAATAATATTAATAGTGCATCCATCATTAAAGCCCACCAAGAGGAGGTAGCCAAGGCATGTAAGACTGCCGTAGGGAAAGACGGTAGCGGGAAGGACGACCGGGCCGACGGTAAACTCCGGTGGGATCTCCTTCCTTTGGCTGAGATAGAGGACATCGTGAGGGTATATACGGAAGGTGCCAAGAAGTACGCTGATAACTCATGGCAGGATATACCTGATGGGTTCAATCGTTATCTAGGTGCACTCATGAGACACTTGGTCGCTTATACGAAAGGGGAGAGATATGATAAGGAGGGATTCATGCATCTATCCGCCGTATGCTGGAACGCCATAGCGTTATTATATTACGATAAACATAACAAAGGGCTTATAGAATGGAAGAGTCAGGAAAAAGAGTAAAAAGAGTAGTAGATGAGGGATTAAGAGCTATCGACAAAAGAACGGGTAAATACGTTAATGTAATCAAGCGCACTATTGATGATAGCCTATTCCCGATAGTTAAGTATCTCAGTTACAGTTATAATGAATTAAATTATGATTATGTAAAGAATCTGAATTTTGATGTAAACGTAAATTGGGAGCAGCGTAGATATCAGATTGTTAAGGATTTATTATCTAACGATTTCGATGGGAGAAAGATGAGTATAGATGAGGTAGATAATGCTATATTTACCGCTGATTTGATTATTAACAGATTAACAACTATTTGAGATGGTAAGAATTGATTTTTTCACGAAGAAAGACGCTGAGTACAGCGACTACATGCGGTATATTATCGCCAACACATTACAGGAGTATGAGGGTGAGGTCACGTTAAACCAGATCCCGGAGAACAAAGCCACGGAGGAGGAAATATCCAAGTACGGTATAGAGGTATATCCTACTATCATCGTCAGCGGAGATAACATGGATGGCTTTAATAAACTTGAGGGGATGGCCAGAAAAGCTGATCTTATTAACGTCATGTCGTTATACGACAAGAAATAGGCTTATGACGATAAGGGATAAATATTTTGGTTGGAAAGATATATTCTTTGACAGGTTCGTGCATTGTTGTAATGAAAAAAGTGATCAACCACAAGGAAGTAATATACCTCTAGCCAAAATAAACTTCGATAACAAGACAGGATATGTGGAGGACGGGACTATTAATATAGCCGAGCTTCTTCAATATCTTTGGATAAATAATAAGGTCTATGAGTGTGAATATGCACCCATAGATATATCCTCTGTCTTGCAAACATTGATTAGATTGACCGAGAACGCTAAGTTCATATTTGACGACCAACCCGGCATACATGATATGATCCCATATAGAGGTTTTTTTCTTAGAGATGATTTTTTACCCGGGAAAGATTATTCACTTGATTTGGATAAAATAGTGAGCGGGATGGGAGGATGGTATGGGGAGGATGAGGATCCATGTTACTCGATGTTCGTCAGTCAAGATCAGATATGGAACTTGAACCCGATATTGAAGGTATTAGCTGATGAGGGATCTATTCTAGCCAAGGAACTTGGGTATGATATGAACTCATATGTCAGCGATAATGGATACACGATATACAACCCCTACCTCTCGTGGATTAATCATTACTATCATTATTGCCCGACATTTAATGAGGATAAGCTGAAACCTTGGGATAGGGTGGAAGACAGAAAGAATAAATTCAAGATGACGGATAAGGTCAAGAGAGGCGCCAATAATTGGTATTATTCAGGCGGGACTATATCTTGTGTGGATAATTTCTTGGGGAAAGAATACAGGAAAAATCTCCGAACCTTCATATATCGTGGAATAGTATTCTTTTTAGATCGGATATGGCATACACCATTGTTTGAGAAGATGGGCGTGAAAATGAAGTACAACGCTTATTATTGTTATGCCGCTACCTCCGGGATATGGTATAGTAAGGGATTCAAGGAAAGACTAGCCAAAAGGTTTAACAGGTCGCTGAGCGGCGGCGGGGAGCCGTTCGGGGCTAACCTAGCCTGCATGGTATGTGACCGTAAGGATATCGATTGGGAGGCGCTTCGTCTTTGGCTTGACAAATACGATGATCCTACTGATAAGGGCATGGTGAATAGCCCTATTCAATTTATGTATTTATATTTATATTACACTTTTAACAAATAATTTGAAATGAAGAAGATAAATAACTGGGTTATAAGAACATTTGGGTTGAGAGGCTCATGGAGCTGGGCTAAGAAACAGATGTTAAATGGAGCGATCATTAAACGTAAGGCTACTACAGGGACATACAAAATAGCTATTGATGATGACAAGAATAGGTTACTTGTAGCCACATGGGATCATCTAGATCAAAGTCCTGTATGGGAAAGGTGCCCGCATAGTTTATTAGATGAAGATGCGGTTGATTATTTTGTCACAGCTCATAAGGAATTATCATATGGAGGCATAAAGATCAGGATGAAAGATGAATTTAATTGTAACGATAAAATATCGAAAGTATGAAAAAGATTACTGATAAAGACGTAGAGCGCCTTAAAGCCGGGAAGAAGATAACAAAAGGATTTATCCATATGCAATTAGATGATAAGGGAAGATTGAACTTGTGGAGTGATATCAACATAACTGACAATTATAGAAGTCTTAAGATAGACGCTAACAAATTGTTTGATCATGGGATTCTTTCAGAGGGATATGATAAATTGAGAGTTATAAATATAGGACAACAGGGACGAAGGTAATGAAAGTGCATATTATTAATCATCGCTGCGGTGACGATGAAATAGAAGTTAAAAATGGCATACGAGTTTTTGATTGGGTTGGGAATGAGTTTATTATCAATCTAAATAATTTTGGGGAACTGGAAATAAATGGATTGAATGAAGGTTTATGCATTATACCTCAATACGGGAACCAAATTGTCATAAAGAAACAGATTTAAAGCAACGCATGACGCTATGGACTGGGAATTTAAGATTGAAAACATTGAATCATAATTTAATTTAATAGACATGGAGACTAAAATATGCAAGAAATGTGGTAAAGAATTACCAGTGGATAAATTCTATAAGAACAAATCACAAAAGGATGGGTTTGGATACTACTGTAAGGATTGTGTAAATGCCTACAAATCGTCCAAAAAAGCCAATGCAGATGGGGGGGGTAAATTAACGAAAGTGTTTACCAATCCAGATCTAGCCAAATTCAAACCTAGAGAACTTATCGAAGAACTAAAAGCTAGAGGTTACAAAGGCACGCTCACCTATGAGCAGGTAATAACATTATAATATAATTTAAAAGATGGCAAAGAAACAGTTAAAGATCCCGTTTAAAGACGGGAGACCATGTAAATGGGTTAAGGATGTTCATGATGAGGAACGCGATAATTATGAGTTCGAGGAATGTCTTGAGATACACGGATTCGTTCGTGGATGCTCTTCGGCTGTAATGATATTAAGACCGGCAAATGATCATGGAAAGGATTTCAATTATGTCAACAGTATCTATTATCAAGTGTTCTTGACGGATAGCAAGGAGATAATACAAAATATGATGCATGGGATCATATACAGGAAATGGACTTTTGTTAAGAGGGGAGAAAATTTTGGTATAAAATTGGTTAAGGTCTTACCTAGAGATACATAAAATATCCCTTGATATGATCGCAAAGGATATTTTTAGGTCTGAAAATAAATGAACAATATGAAAGTATTATCATTATTTGATGGGATATCATGTGGATATCTAGCATTACAAAGAGCCGGTATACCTATAGAGACTTACTACGCCTCGGAGATAGACAAGACATGTATAAAGGTAAGTCAAAAACATTTTCCTAATATTATTCAATTAGGGGATGTTAATAACTGGAGAACATGGGATATCCCTTGGAAAGACATAAATCTGGTCATGGGAGGGTTCTGTTGCCAGAGCTTCTCTAGCTCAGGTAAGGGTAAAGGATTCATGGACGCTCGTGGAAGGCTTTTCTTTTGCTTCTCGGACATCGTAAAGCATTTAAGGAAGGAGACCAAAGGTAAGGTCCTGTTCTTGGGCGAGAACGTCCGGATGCGGGATGAGCACCGCTGGGTGATTACCGAGGAGCTTGGCGTGGAGCCGGTGGAGATCGATAGCGCCTTGGTCTCGGCACAGACCCGGCATCGCCTTTATTGGTGCAATTGGCCGGTAGAAATGCCGAAAGACAAGCATATATCATTGGATGATATTCTAGAGCATGACAAGGGTTGGAATCCGGGAGCCATAAGAGGGAGATATATAGGGACCATTGTCGGTGGAAGGATAGGAGAGGACGGGCATCGAAAGGATTGTGGCAAGGACATAAAAATAACGCAATGTCTGGAGATAAGAAAAGATAAGAATACCACTCCCATCAAGAAAAGTAATTGCCTGACAACAGTCATGAAAGATAACGTGATATCATCGTTGCCTCCCGGAAGATATCCTAATGCCTTTGACATGAAAGACAAATTCAGATACCTGACCCCGGTGGAGATGTGTAGGCTACAGACATTGCCGGATGATTACCTTGACTGGATAGCCCCAAATACGGCCATGTCTTTAGCGGGTAACGGATGGACAGTGGATGTGATAGCCCATTTGCTAAGAAGCATCGAACGTAAGCAGATAAATGATATTGTAAAGGAATTTCGCAAAATTACTGATGAGCTTATGTTCGGGTCATTAGAAACGGATATAATGTGACATGTGAAGGTAAACACGAGCAAAATGAGACCATACGGAAGAATCAAGACAGTTAAGGGATCTTTATGGAAAAAGGATATACATTCACCGAAAGGGCACAAGAATTGGTGGGATGACATATGCGATCCTGTACCTAGAAGTACTATGAAGCTTAAATTTAAAACAGAGTTAAGAGATGATTATAAACAAGAAATGGTCAATGCCGAACAGCGAGACATTCAGCATAAAACCGATAAGGGAACTTATAGATAAATATCGAGAAGAGGGGATGGTTATAGTGGATCCATTCGCCAGAAACAGCGATATAGGGACGATCACCAACGATCTTGATCCTGATACTAGGGCTATGTATCATAAGGACGCCACGGACTTCCTGCGTGGTCTTAAGGATAATATAGCTGATATGGTACTATATGATCCACCATATTCCTCGAGACAGGTATCCGAGTCATATAAAAAGCTTGGAGGTGCTGTTAATATGCAAACAACGCAATCTAGTTATTGGGCTATGCAGAAGAATGAGATAGCTAGGATCACCAAGAAAGGAGGGGTAGTCATTACCTGCGCGTGGAACTCCGGCGGTATAGGGGCCGGGCTTGGCTTCGAGCAGCAGGAGATTCTTCTTGTGGCTCATGGGGGATGGCATAATGATACGATCGTTACGGTAGAAAGGAAGATGATGGATGGTATGCATGATAGTATCCCGATATTGATGGGAATAAATAAACTGGATGATATGTCACCGAAAAAGCAAAAACCATGAAGGAACGGATTTTTACCACAAAAGAACAGGGGAGGGTGTTGGTCGAGGCCGGCCTTCCTATCTCCACCGCCATCGGTTTCAGAGACAAGTATCTGGATCGATTACATTCTATGGAGGATAACGCTGGTCGTATAGGACTGATCGAGGCCGTTACCCCGGATATATCCAACCCTGTTTGGGATGTAGGGACGTTACTGAATTTGCTCCCATATGAGATAGAGGGTTGTACATTAGAATGTTATAAGCTAAAACATGCATGGTCTGTAGCGTATAGAGACATAGACGAGATCCCTATATGTTGGAGTAGCGAGAGACTTCTTATAGATACATTATTTTCACTGATAACAACATTATTAAAAAATGGATTATATGAGTATAAAACAAACAGCAAGAATAAGGTACAAAACGGAGGATAATCCGCCTATGGCTAATGTCCCTCTTATAGGATACAGCAAAAAATACGACTGTTGGGTAGCGTTAGTATACAGAAGAGGAGACAAGTATGATTAAATAATTACAAAATCGATAGTAATCCATTGTAAAATCATAGAATTATTTGTATATTTAATATATTAAAATGAATTGATGATGAGTCTAATAAAGCGTTCATATAAATATCGTATGTATCCGAACAAAACACAAGAAGAACTTCTTGCAAAAACATTCGGATGCGTACGTGTTGTATGGAATGCTTGTGTTGACTCATTTAACTCATACGATAAAGAAACAAACCCTAATCCGAAATTCCCGACAAAGTCGGATCTTGTTATTGAAAAACCTTGGTTAAATGAAGTATCGGCAGCCACCTTGCAGCAGAAGCAACGTGATTTTATTGAGTTCTCCAGACAATACTTCAACAAGAACAGGAAAGAAAAACTCGGTAAACCGAATTACAAAAATAAACACGACAACCAGTCGTTTAGATTGCCGTTCCCGAAGTTTAAAATCACTAACAATAAGATCCGGATCGAAAAGATCGGATGGGTTAAGATTGTTATCGATCGTGGAGTTCCAGACAACGCTCGTTTTATCTCCTGTACCGTTTCAAAGAACCGTGCTGGTCAATATTTCGTATCAGTTCTTGTAGAAACAGAACAGTGTTACAAACAGAAAACTAGCAAAACAGTCGGAGTTGATTTAGGGATTAAGACATTAGCTACATTATCTGATGGGATTGCTGTTGAGAATCCCCATTTTCTTTGTGAGAACCAAGCAAAGTTAAAAAGGATGCAACGGCATTTATCAAGAAAGAAATTAGGAAGTAATCGAAGAAACAAATGCAGGCTAAAAGTATCAAGACTTCATCGTGATATAGCCAACAAGCGTTCATGGTACATGCATAATTTGACCACGATGCTGGTAAATAATTACGATGTTATCTGTATTGAGAATCTAAATGCTTCCGGTATGCTACAGAATCACAAACTTGCCGGTTCTGTATATGATGCTTCTTTCTCGATGTTCCGTAACCAACTTGAATACAAGTGTAGGTGGTATGGTAAAGAACTGATTGTTATAGATCGTTTTTACCCATCCTCGAAAACCTGTTCAAGATGTGGCTGGAAGAATAAAGATCTGAAATTATCGGATCGAACATTTGTCTGCAAAGATTGCGGCATGGAGATCGACAGGGATCTCAACGCCGCGATAAACATACAAGCCGTAGGAGTTGATGCGGCTATACGGACGCAGAGCAGCCGGGTTGCCAGTTGTGTTGAAGCGTCTAAAATGGAGTAGAATATCTTAATTATTTCTATGATTTTCTATGAAATTTACAACTATGGAGTGCGATGTTGAATACAAGACATCCCCTCCAGATGAGTACGAATACGTATATCCGTGAGAACTAGAAGGGATATATTTATATTTAAGCATGATTAATATTATTTTAATATTATTCATGCTTTTATTTTTGTTTAAATCATATCTTTGTATCAACATTAAAAACCAGATTATTATGGATGGAGACAAACAAAAAGTCAATGAACTTACGATGAGGACGCTGGGTTCTCATTATGGCGGATATGCCTATGTAAAGGTAAAAAATCGTCAAACTGATGTAAAGATAGACTGGAAGCTATTAAGGGCTATAGAAAAAGGGGAGGTGGAGATAGACAACGAAAAATATCATCTATCCGGAATAGAGTACGTAGCTAAAAGATATCAGGACATGTTTTACGCTGGTCGTGATATTTATTATTTCAAGGGCATGGGAGGGCATGGGATGACCGATCTTCTTAGAAACGCTATAGATGATTTACTGGATACCATAAGCAGCAGGGAGACTTATCGTAGCGCAGAGCACAGGGTGTACGCCCAAATGAATAAACTTACGGAAGCGGGAGCCATGATCAGCTTAGCTATTGAATTACTAACATCTAACATCCGTCATAGTTATGGAGAAATTAATTTTGAACGACATCCAAGACCTGTGGAGGTGGAGGGAGAAGATAAACATTGATGACTTCAAAGAGGACCCTATGGCTGAGGATATGCCATTATATTTCCCATGCGCCGTCGTATGGCATGAGGAACATGATGATTATATATGCTATGGATTTGTTTATGTAGCAGAAATATTAGGGATATGAACATTAAAAAACAGATAATTCTTGACGATAAAGACTATGAGCGATTAGTGCACGATGCTAATCTCAGTAATGATGAGATAAAAAGCAGAATCGCCAACGCTCTAACCACCGATATGGTATTTAGCTTCGATTTTGATGTAAACAAAAAAGTTACGGGGAATATGAGGATCGAAAGTGCTACCCATAATCTAGGATATAACGAATATGATAATATCGTAAGGGCTAGAGACGAGAATATTCACCATGCTGTCTATACAGCTATATATGATTATCTTGAGAAGATAAAGAGAGATAATAATGAGCTAAGTGCAAAAGATTGGATATTATTCACATCTATAATCTTATTTGTTTTTATGATGGGATTTATAGGTGGATGGTTGGCATTTAATTGATTAAACAATGGATAATTTAAAAAACATACAAGATATAACCGGTCTTACGTCAGAAGCTATATTCAATATACGTAAACCTGTTGATTATATGTGTAGTGATATAGACAGTCATATAAAAGATATCGAGACACAATGTGATTATATTATGGATGGGGATGAGGAGGATGTTAAATATTATTCAAAATCAATCAAATCAGACGTAGATTCTTATTTCGAGGATATACGGTCAAAGGTAGAGAATCTCCGTGATTGGGGAGAGCAGTGGAAAGTACTGGCTAAAGACCTATTTGATGAGTTGATGAAAGTAAATAACGATAAGACCATAAACGACTATCTGTCTTATGAGGCATTGAATAAGATTAAGGAACATTTAAAATAAAACTATAAACATGAATAAAAGAAAAACCAAAAAAAGACTCCATTTAAATAATAAAGAATTTCAAGTCTTATTTCGTTCAGGCAAGAAATACTTTAGATATGCGATAAATAATCTATGTCTTGCTTTTGGATGTTCTTCATTAGAATATTGGATATACTTCTTTGAAGGTAAAAGAGTTGATGGGAGTATATATTATAAAAGCATTTCACGACTAGTTCTTAGATAATGATAAATTAACAAAATAAATAGACATGAGCAAATTACTATTTTTTGATTTAGAGACAACCGGGGTTAAGTTCTGGAGAAACGGGATACACCAAATAGGAGGGATCGTGGATATCGACGGGCAGGAGGCCGAGAGGTTTGACATTCGCCTAGCCCCGAACCCTGCCGCCACGATAGAGCAAGAGGCGCTGGACGTGGCTGGAGTTACCTTGGAGCAGGTGCAGTCGTATCAGCCTATGGAAGAAGGGTACAGGCAGTTAGTTGGTATATTATCCAAATACGTGAATAAGTTCGATAAGAGGGATAAAATGTATTTAGTGGGGTATAACAACGCTGGATTCGATAACAACTTCCTACGGGCTTTATTCCAGCAATGTGGGGATAAGTATTTCGGATCATGGTTCTATCCTAACTGTATGGATGTATATGTTATGGTGACACCGTTCCTGATGGGTGTAAGAAACGATATGGAGAACTTTAAGTTGATGACCGTAGCCAGAACTATGGGTATTGATATCGACGAGAATAAGCTTCATGACGCTACTTACGATATTGAGCTGACTAGGGATATTTTCTATCGTATAATTGGCAAAATGGACATTAAGCTATGAGGGACATTTTAGAGGCGATGCATGATTACCCGGATGAGGCGCTTGGGTTGTGTTTCTTTTTAATAGTGATTGTCTGGTTGTTGTCAGGTATATTTGAGAAAAAAAATGAATGATAAACTCGATGAGATACTGGATCTCCTAAGATCTCAAAATGAGATGATTAAGGATATCCACGATTATGTGAAAGAAGTTACCAGCGAGAAGTATATAGGAGAATCCAGAATGACAAACTTCTCTATTAACTTGGCCGCTGATATACTTACCGAAGCCATTAGCCCTAAGATAAAAGGGATGATGGTGGATTTATTAAGGAAACAGGGATGGAAAACCGAATGAGACATGGGAACATATGAGAAGAAGGTAAATCAGTTAAAAGATTTGATGGTAAGGAAATACAAATCGGCTTACAACAAATCCAAGGAAATGGACATAGATATAAGCTCGATGACATATCTTCCAGAACCGGACGTATTCAATGTTATGTACACTGAGCATATGTCCGTTATTCTTGATCGGGTTAATAAGATCATAGATGATAACAAGGATAAGCTTAAGAATCCGACTTGTTCTACATGCGTACATCTGCATGATAATGATTGGGCGAAAAGATACGGGAAGGTATGTTGCTCTATTTGGCAAGTGTGCGACCATTATATAAACCCTAATAGAAAATATAATAGGGAGCAAAAGACTTATGCGAGACGGCCAAGCAACAAGGCTTGTCCTAATTATGAGTATGGTGATGATAATTTTGAAAACAGAAGAAGATGTATAAAAGAAAAGAATACCCAATAAAGAGCTATGTGCCGATGCGCACCAACAAGGATAGGACGTGTATCTGCTGTGGCGATACGATCCCAGCCGGCAGCAGTAGGATGATACCTAGACACGCTAAGGCAAATCACGGTCTATGTTTCCCATGCTTCAGGAAATGGAGAGATACCGGAGGAGATCTTAAGCTTATGAACAACCCAGGAGATGCGAAGAAAGAATATGTCATACATATGTCTAATATCCTGAAAGGGAATTGTGATATAATAAAAGGTCGAAAGCTTTACGTGGCTTTTAAAAAGGCGATAAACGGCGGAAAGAAGATCGTTATCAAATTTGACACTGATCAACCGATATCTATGTCAACAAGAGTCATGAATCCTTCATTCGGGGAGATTATGGATGAGTACGGCAAGGACATATTCCAAGGTAATCTCAAACTGGTAGATGTCCCAAAAGGAGTTAAAGACTTGATAGTTAACTATATAGAAAAATATCGTAAATTATGAATATAAAAACATTTATATACATGATCCTGACATTCAGGAGAGTAGATCCTATACCTGAGAATATAGGTCTTATGTTAAGTACAACGTTCTGGATATCTATAGTATGGATAATATCCAACTTTACCATATTGATAATGAGATTAACAAAGTAGACGAAATGAAAGAAGGTGATGTGATATACAAGAATGGCGTGGAGCTGCTTGTAGTATTAAGCTACGACCATAATGAGCCATGTAAGGGTTGCTTCTTCTACGAGGATAAGGCGTGCGTATCAGAAAGACTGATAAAATGCTGGGATTGCAAAAAGGAATATATATTCACGGCTATACGTAAATATAATACGACTGAACTGTGCGGAATAGTAAAAAGATATGAGGAGACGTATAAGATAATACTTAAAACAATCAAGAAAATTGAGAAAGAATGTCAAAAATATGTTATCTGGGATACTGTGCATGTGATGTTGAAAGATGATGGAGAGCTTATTATAAAAGCCTTATCCAAGGATAAGTCCGTGCTTTTAAATGATTTCATTATATACATCAACAATAATGGGAGTATAGACGAAGAGGACTATGATCTATTATTAACTAAATAATTGATAGTACAAATGGACAAATCAAACAAAATAGAGAATCTAGCAAACAAGTATGTTGAAAGGCATATAAGAGATAGACATCTAAGCGATGATACGATAAAAGAAATAAAAATAGCTTATATTATGATTATAAAAGATTTTATAGCTATTGTCGATAAATCTACATCAATGAATGAAGATGATATAATATACGTCGTTAACAACATATCATCAATATTATATGAACCTGTAGAAATCTCTAATACCGATAAAAAAATATTGGAGATAGGGATAGCGCTAGGCCTAAAGAGCGCCATATCATGTATATTTGGTTCATTATTAAAAGATGATTGCAATATAAAAGATGAGATAATTGATATATCTAAACATATAAAAGAAAAATTAATATCAGATAATCATGGATAATAAACAACTTTATAAAATAACGTTGACAAGGGAACAGCTAATGCTGATATCCCAATGCGTGGAAGACATCAGTAGATTCGCCGCTGGCGACATGGACCTACAACATACGACAGATACGTTGATAAATGATATGGATGGAGCGGAAACGCTGGGGATAAGAAGCTTTATAATCAATAACTCACGAGCGATAAGAAGAAGACTGTTCCCTGATCTTGGGGATTATGAGCATATAGGATATGATGGGGGTAGTAAGGATAAGATAAATAGGAAGAGACTTATCGGTAACACCTACCAGATATATAGGTCGATATTACATCAGTTGGCCATTGACGAGAACTGGAATAACGTGTATAGCAGTATTACGTTACCTTCAGGTGATATGGGAACAATTAAAGTGGAGAGGGTTGATGATGAACGGGAAAGTAAGGGCGTTTAACGGGGATATGGGTATGGCGATGTCCGTATTCAAGGATATGGTAGGGAAGGTAAGATTTGTTTTTGCCGACCCTCCTTATAAGATAACCCAGGCAAGATACGACAAGGAGGGATTTGATTATAAGGCGATGTGGGAGGTAATCCAAAAAATGCTGTGTCCGTACGGGGTGGTAGCCGTCACCTGTTCCCTCACGGCGGCGGTCGAGATCATGAGGGTCGCCCCAGCGGGATGGTACCGGTACGACCTTGTTTGGCATAAGACTACCCCTACCGGTTTTCTTAACGCCAAGAAAGCTCCATTAAGAAATCATGAGTTGATACTTATCTTCTCACCTATGCCACTTGGGAAGCATACATATAATCCCCAAAAGACTTATGGTCATGTCAGGAAAGTATCCAAGGCCTCTAGTAAAGCAGGGTGCAAGGAAACGGAATTATACGGCAAGACCGGTCTCACTACATACGATAGCACGGAGAGATACCCGCTATCGGTCATGACGTTCAAGACAGACAGGCAAAAATCAGCCGTCCATCCCAACCAGAAGCCGGTGGAGTTATTAAGATACCTGATACGGGCATACACGAATCCGGGAGATACGGTAATGGATCCGGTAGCCGGGAGCGGAACGACAGGGATAGCGGCTTACGAGGAGGGAAGGGACTCCCTGCTTGTGGAGATAGACCGTCAATTCTTTGATGAGATGATAAACAGATTTAATAACAATAACATTAAAATAGATAGAATATGAATAAGATTGAAGAACTGGAAAATAAGTTGAAGGAAGAAAAAAACAAGATGCAGGCTAATCTAAAAGAGAACTATAAATGGGTCGTTGGGAAATACGTCAAATTCGATGAATATTCTATAATGAGAATAGATAATCTACGTTATATTCCTATAAATACCGTAGAAGATTATTATAAAAATGAGCTAGATCCAAATGAAGCTATTTACGTAGATGGCCCTGTGGCTCATTATAATGTAGAGGACAATTATTATTCTTTGGCAAAACATAAAAACATACAGATAAAGATAAGAAATATAATAGAGCCTGATGGTGAATTTGAGAATCTGGTAGAACGGTTGTTTAATGAGGCAAAAAAGAACTTACTATGAGCTTGTTTGTATGCGCTAAATGCGGCTGTATCGATAATACCGCTACGTCTAGTTACTGGATGTTGACAAACGAGTATATGGTGGACAAATTCGAGTATGCCAAGGAACTACAGCCGTACAAGGGCATGGGGCTGTGCAGCGAATGCGGGAGGCTGGCTACCAGCCCAGACGGACGTGATGTCGTGGTGCCCGGTAAATGGCACGGGAAGTTCCTGAAGGAGAAAGCTACCGAAGAGCAGTTAAAGAAAATAGGATATAAAAATTTGATAAGATGAATAAGACGAATAAGGTAAGGTAATGTATAAGGGCTGATAACAAAAGAAGGATAGGATGATAATCGCCTATCCTTCTCTTATTATGTAAATCCATTTTTGGATTACATTAATTATCAATGGTATAACTATTTATTTATACTCATCTTTCTTTCCTTGTTATCAAACATTCCACGCAAAATGCAGTTATCGTATATACAATTGTTGATCTTCCCTCAGTAGGGTTTTTACCATTTTGGGTAAAAACTTTATAATCAATATCTTTAGTGAACCTATTATCGCCAGTAAGCGCTCTAATAGCCTTGCCTTTATCAGAATAATCGCAGTGAGGGGCATCATATCGTGAACCGACCATATTTCTCAAAAACGCTCCTTTTTTTTCTTGACAATTCTTCCAGTTTAACAAATCCCTTTAATGTTATCATAACAGTCACGGCCTTAGCCTCCCAATATTCATCACCAGGATCAGATCCATATGTAACTAATCCAGAATTACGAGCGGACTGATATGCCTCTATCCTACCTCTCTCATTCCTAAAAACATATTTTAATTCCTGTAATAACGGATACATGTTCTTAATCCCGATATAATAGCCAAATTGCTCAAAATATTTTGATGATTCACGGATAAGGACACCTTCTCTTGGAATAGACCTTTTAAACATATCAATTACCGGTTCATTCTCCTTTATCGTATCTATAGCCGTATTTAATTCGGCTTGGACAATCTTCTTTTCCTCCTCGACCTTGTTCTTGGCTTCTAGTGCCAACATAGCTTCCTTCTCGGCCTTCACCTTGGCCTCATACTCATCAGCCCATGCCCTTGCGGCTTCCGCTGGATTGGAAAAGTCGGGAATACGCAAATGACTTACTTGATCATTATTCGACTTTTCCAACTTCTTTAATTCTTTTTCTTTCTCGATAAAATACCTTCTAGCTTTCTTCCCTTTATCATTATTCTCTACCATACATAGCTCTTTGGCCATATCCATCAATAGCAGGTAATCAGTCTTTGCAACTACCTGAGTATCAGACTCACCAAAATGGGGGAGTCTGTCATTCAGTAAGTTACCTAAATAATCATATTTTATCAATACAAAGTCCTGATTTTCAATAAAACCGTATTTTGATATACGATCTTTTATCCATGATGTAAAATCTCTTCTTATTTGAAGAAACGCATGAAGAAGCCTGGCGTCTACAACCTTATGATTATTATTATCTACTACCGGTATTAATGTATTTAAATCCATTTCGTTGGATTCGGACGTCAAAATTCCATTACTATTGTTCGTGGAATCATGAAAAAGATCTACATTTGTATTCATAAAATAATTACCTATTCCCATCCGTCCGGGATGGATAGATGGGAATACAAAAATAGCCAATCAAATTGTCTTAAACAATTGACCGGCTATTTTTTTTGTCATACCATATCAGTTATCTTCCCCTGTCAAAATACCAATTAGCGTCCTCTCCGGACTCGTCCTTATCCCTGCCTCCTAAGAAGAATCCCATCGTCATGCCGTTGGTCATCAACCAGTAGTCGGATGTCTGCTTAATATCCCTAGCCGTCTTGATATTATACCATTGCTTACCAAACGAGAACTTCATGAGCTGCCTCCATAGCTTGCTCTCGCCCTTATACACGCCGGTCTGGACGGTAGCGAACGGATCCCAATTCCGAGGATCGGTGAGATCACCTAGCTTCCGGGCCGTGACCAGCGGGTCTTGTAACATATCTATAGCGTTAAGCTCCATGAACGGGGATGTCTGGGAAGCGATCTCATTGATCGTCCTGAACCCGATATAGGTAATGAACTGCCCGAACCAGCTATCCTCATTATCCTCCCTATATCCCATCAAAGCCCTTCCTATGGCTATCATCGTAGCGAATACCGCCATATTGATAATAGATCTCTTGATATTGGTCTGCTCATAAGGATTAAGACTATGATATTCTTTCAGCACGTCATGTATTTCCTTCATCCTGCCTTCTGACATCATATTATAGATATCTCCGGCGAATCTCCATAACGTTCTCATATATCCCTCCTCGAACTGGTTGGTCTGGAAATTGAAACCGGCTTTCTTATATGCCCGCTGCACGGCCAATATAAACCATCCACGATGAGGGAGCACCATGTTAAGGATCGCGTTCCGGCTAGCCCCCACCCGGTTCTGCTCGTTCAGGGCGCCGTCGCATATCTGCACCATACTCCTGACCCTGCTGGACAATGTAGGTATGTATCGGTCTATAATATCCTTATTAGCCTCGTTTTTAGCCACGATCTTCCCGTCCTTGACATTTACTAAATTCCATATGGAATAATCCCTTAAACGCTCCCAATCACGTTTAGCCTCATTAGCGGACATATTCCTGTCATTCATCATCATCTCCTTGAAATTGGAGTATGACCAGAACTGGCCCTCATATAGGCGGGTATCGTCCATGACTGAGATAATGACCTGCGGATCCAACGGGGAGTTAAGAACCTCCATCATCTTAAACGGCAGATCCCGGAATAAGGTTCTCCAGATCTTGTTATACGCCGCCGATCGTACACGGTTGCGGACATTAAACACACCTAGGGCCTCACCGACAACATATAACTTATTGGTACGATTTATGTCCCCGATCTCAGACACGTACGTACTTAACTGTTTCTGGGCTTCTCCATAAGCGTATTTCATGGAGTCCTTGCTTATGTACTGTCCTACCATACCTTCCAAAAGGAAGTTGGCCTGCCCGGTAAGGGCACCGGTAGCCGCCACGAACGGGGAGAAGCCTAGGTTGGATTTGGATACGAATTTGGTAAACATAAGAGCCAGCTTATTAAGATCGACCTTATAATTGCCTATATTCCATTCTGCTCGCTTATTGTTTATCCTAACGTCATAGATACTGGCGTTAACCCAGTCCTGAAACATCCTATAGGCGTGAGTGGCCTCCGGGTTCTTGCCTCCGTCGTATTGTGTCTCAAGCATCATATTCCTATATCCCATGACATCATCCAAGGCCGCCCTCTTATACTTGTAAGCGGTAGCCTGTAAGGATAACATGGAATAGGAGTAGGCGAAGTCATGGGACACGTCGTTGGCGTTCTCCAACTTACTGAGATAGTATTTGGGGATCATACGATATTTGTTATCGTTCTCATCAAGTCCTCCTAGGTCTTGTCCCTGACCATGTATAGGGTCATCCACCCTCTCGCCAACGATATCACGTACGGCGTTGCCGATGGCCGCCTTCGGGTCAACTCCGGCCTGCACCATCCTCTCCACGTCGCCCTTGGATATTTGTGGTATCTGGTAGATATTCCTGAACCGCTCGTCATAGTCCTCCATAGCCTTACGGCTTATGTTAAGCAATTCCTTCCTCATCTCCCACTTATCCTTATTGATCGTAGCCTCCTCCCCTTCGTTGGTAATACCGTATTTCTTGAAGAAAGCCTCGTTCTTGTACTTATCGAACCTAGGCGTATGATACCCGTAACCCAGATCAGGATTATAGTTAGGGTTGCGGAAAGAACTCTCGGCGTCGGCCTCATCAAGCCACTGGTTGTTGATCGTCAGGTCGATCATATTAATATCAAACCCGAAACGGGATACGCTCTCTTCCTTGGATATACCACTTTCCATGGAGTCAAAGAACTCGGATACCTTATACGTACCGTTATTTATCTTCCTGACAAAATCAGAATACCCTTTGGGAGAGTATTTTCTCATATAAGGATATAGCCGGGTTCTGGCATACTCAATAAGTATACTATTAGCCTTACCCATAGCTATATCATTAGCCAGCTTATCACTGAAATCAGGACCGTATTTTTTTCTAAGGAACATTGTCTCCATGGATGTCCATGATGGGTTCTTCTGCGACAGCTTGGCGGCCATCCTATCTACCTGACTCCGGGAGCGGGCAGACATATGTTCCTTGGCGAATTTAATCTCATCCATTCCCTTGTCGTATGTCACGGCGTCTCTTAGCGCGTTAAGGTAGGAATCTGTAACGCCACTCTCCACCGTATCGGGCATATTCATCTCAATATCCTCAGCGGAAGCGGCGGCGTTAATAACACTCTTGGCCTCGGCCAGACTGTCGTATAGCTCGTTTATTTTCCTTAACGAGGCGGATCCACGCAACCTATCGAAATCATATTCCCCGTATCTCGTGCTATCCCGGTACTGGATAAGCAAAGGTCTTAACTGATCGTTGATCTCATTTATTGTTGCCATCGCCTCCTCTACCTTCTCTATTCTTGATGATGATACAGATTGCTCCGTGATCTTATCAACAAGATTCTCGTAATAATCACCCTCCTCGGATCCCCACATATCCTTGGAGAAGCCAAGATGACCGCCAGCTAGCAGGAACTCAAACGCCGCCTTGCCGCCCTCGGACCGCTCTATCCCACGAAGTATCTCCTTGAACTCGGCGGAAGCCTTACGACCCTCGTTGGTATTCCCGAACTCCTCGGCCCATGCCTCGTCCCAGGCCTTGATCTCCTCGGACATCATCAACGCCTCTGATCCCTCTTCCTTTGGCGTCCCGTCAGAATACCACTCGCTCTTGGCTATGGCTCTATCGCGTAAGATATCCAGATAAGATCTCCAAGCTATAGGATCGGATTGAAACGCCTTCCAATCGACCTTCCCGTTCCTCACGAACTTATCCATAGCCACATACCGGCTCCTGCGGATACGGGACATGAAATCGGACGTGGCTTGTGATACCCTACGTCCTAGTCTCTCCTCGACCTTCCTATTGACATTCTCTATCTTATCATAATACGCTTGAACCATAGGTTTCTCACGATTCTCATCCAACCACCTATTTATCGTATCCAGATATCGTTGCTGGTCCTCGAATGTCATGGCCGAGATATCAAAATTCTGGATACTTGGCTTGAATATATGATTGACCTCCTTTGTAATAGGCTTATCCCCATCATACCCTACGATATCATCACGAGTCTTGACCTTAAGCCCCTTATCAGATAAAAGTGTGTCGATAAGTTGTTTCTCGGTCTTACCCGTAACCTTTTTAAGATCATATATATCAATAATAGCTTTCGCCTGCTCTGTCCGGTATAGTAAATCGTATTTGGCGAAATCACGGGACGAGTCAAGGTAATCGGAGTTCTTACCATTTATCTTCTGTATAAGATCCTCATTATCCTTTATCCCCCATCCACGCTCTTTCATCATCTTAGTCATCTTATTGATATTAGCCACACCCTCAACATGAGCGTCATTATAAGCCTTGGCAAGACGTTGCCCTAACATGCCTAAGATAGCGTTCCCGCTATGTTCTAACGTCCCGAAAAACCGAGACATAACATTGATATCCTTATGGATGTTATTTATCAACTTCTTTATCCCATTCCAGAATCTTTCCGGAATATTAAACATCCGGAGCTGTCCATCCAGCCAATCCTCGTTACGATCACTACGGAGGGCGTTTATATCGGACATGGATGTCTCCGCCATCCGTAATATATCATCCATATCCTCTACCATACCAACCTTATCGTTGCTATAATAATCCGCCGCCTGATTGTTGACGAATCCACGCAGATTCCTGATCAATGGCACTATCTCCCCGTATACGTTATCGATAACCTGTATCGTCTCGTAATCCAATCCCTTATCACTCTTACGCAAGCTACTGGCTACGGTGACCAAATACTCCACCTCAGCCTTGGCGGTAGCTATAACGCTTTTAGTGGATAATAGGTTGTTGTTTTTACTAAGCTGACCTCCAACCTGCCTTACCTTCTCGCCTATATCACGAAGGAGGGTGATGCTCTCGCCGATCCTCTGGCTTTGGCTTGATCTCATTCTCTGTAATCTAGCGTACAACCTTTCTAATGATCTTCCGTTCCTGATCAACTTATTAGCCACATCAACATCCGATAATGAGTACATGAGATGACCATTATCTTTCAACAGAAGCACGTCAAAAGCGCTTGGATCATCCGCTAACGCCGACTCCTTTATCCTATCAAGGACCTTGTTCAAGTCTGATCTTTGGCTAGTAAAGAAATTACGTATGGCTCGTATCATCCTGCCAAACAAAGAAAGCTGGGCGTCCTCATCCGATGCCAGATCCTCCACCGCCTGTTCCATGCCCGGGACGAACCGCTGGGCCAGCGTCTTACCTAGGATCTCCCGCTTCACCATCCGATCCAACTCCTCTCCTTGGTATTCCTTCCCATACACCTCATAGTAACGACCAGCGAATTGGTTCCATAATGAAGTTCCCTCGACAGAATCAAGTATCTCGTCAATCTCCTGCTGGTTACGATAAGTATCGATCAAGAAGTGAGCCACCTCCTCATTAAGATCCTCTACCGTAGCCCCCTCAGCCAATGCTATCACGCCATTAGCCATATCGGATAACGCCCTAGCGGAAGGATCTACGCCATTACGCATCTTATACTTATCCATATATTCGGACATACCCATCACACGGATACCTAATGTGGATAAGATGTTGGTTATATCGGTCCTGTTTTGAAGATCTTCCGCCTTCTCGTTCTCAATAACGCCACGGACATTGCTTCCGTATAAGGCGTTATCCTCCATCATCAACGACAAGGCTAGCTCCATGAATCCATCATACTTATTATTAAGCTCCTCGAACTTACCTTGCCTTAACATACCCTTGATCTCCGGTCTGCTTACCGTAACCTTCTCCCCGGACGTAGTGATAAGATCAAGATCATTACTTACCTCCGTATCAAAACCTATAGAACCCAATACGTTCATCTCAGAGGATTGACTTCCAAACCTATTCCTGAGGCTGGATAAGGCATTCATAGCGTTATAGATCTTAAGACCATCAGAATTGCCGGCTCCAGTAAGATAATATCTATCCCCTAGTCTTATACGTTCCCCACTCAACATACCTTTCTTGATAAGGTAATTAATAAACCCTCCACGAGTACTTATATCTGAGTTTGAGCTAATACCAAGGACCGGGATGAACGAATCACTGTTGTTAAGGGTTATGGAGGACGAGCCAAAGGAGATGTCAGCCGTACCGGACGGGACGTAGCTCTCCTCGACACTGCCGGCCAAGAACCCGGCCTCGATCCGCCCACCGGACGAGCCTTTTATGGCGTTGGCGTAAGAGTCGTGTATCTTGCCGTCATCCGATCTAAAGAACAGGCGAGGCTCACCGGAATCATATACCAGTCTTGAAGATGGAGGAGTATAATTCTCAATATTATTTAACGGCAAGACATTACCAGAAAATATGATCTCACCATCTATATTTCCACCCTTCACCCTGATATTAAGACGTTGACCGGTAAAAGCGCTTTCCACGGCCTTCCATAACATACGGGCTGTCTCCCTAATATCTATATTCTCCCTGATAGCCCTTATATCATCCCATGACGCCTCTTTCAGTATCGTATCGCCAACATTATTCTCGTTTATGGAATCCAGATCCACCTCCTGTACCGTGGATGTATCTACCACAGCCATATCATTGACATCACCTACCTCTCCGGAGGTAAGATAAGCCACGACATTGTCGCTATTCCCAAGGCTTCTGGCCAACGCTGGGGCATCCATGTCGCTTATGGCGGACAGGACCTTGGCTGACATAAGTTGCCCCCACTCGCTGGCGCTAAGTCTGGCGCTTATGGATCTGGCCGCCTCCTTATTCCTTGGCACGGATCTCGTCCAGTCTCCGAACTTAGACCTGAACTTATCGTTATAAATAGTCATATAAGCTTCAGCGGCCTTATTAAGGTCACTTACGGCGGCTATGCCCGCTATCTTATCGAATAAGGTAGATACCTCTCCGGAAGGGGTCAAGACACGGGTTATCTTACCCTTACTATTTCTTTTAATTACGCAACTTGACATAACTTCATGTTTTTGACAAAGATAAACAAAAAGCCCCCACAAATAAGCGGAGGCTGATATTCTTATATTCCTTATATAATTTACGACTTAATCCGTATTCTTGCTATTGATGAACTTACTAACGCAATCACCAGCAAAGCCGGCTATATACGCCGCATGCTCATCCTCTCCAACCTTAAATCCAAGCGACATATTACAGAACTGGCACACGCTCATGGCTATATGGAACGACTCATGACATATATTTCTCATCATTATATCATCGTCGCTTGAAAAATTCCAAAGTATGGCGAATTTACCATCATCGTCCCTATCCCTTACCAGATTCACGAAAGACGCTTCCTTATCCATATCATCCTTATCACCCCATTCTCCCTTATGATCCGGCTCCATGTTCTCGAAACGGTTACATAACGTCTCGTAATCCAATCCTACCGTGATAATCAACTTCAACGGATATACCACGAAATCAAATTCCTGCTCTCTCATAATTTTTTTAATTTTTCTATAACCTCAAAACACATCTTGCACTCAATCCTACGATACAACTGCCTTACGCCATCTACCGTAACCCAATAACGATCACCATCACGGTGCAGGAACTCACTCATAACCTTGGTATCAGCCACATCATGTAAATCGTATGAACTGAAACATAACTTACATATATCGTCAAGATCAAAATAAGTAACCTTATTATACGACATACAACGGATTTGTCTCCCATCAGGAATCTGAACATCGAAAACATCTATCTTCTTCATATCTAAAAAACAGGGATACCGATCCCATCACAGACCTGTATCCCTTTATAATAAATTAGCGATGAAAAGCATGGTGATGGACATGCGCCACAAATGTAATTACAAATTTTGTAAAAACAAAGCCATTTTATGGTAAAATGTCCCGGACGAACCGCACACGATAGTGATCGCCCTTAATGTTGCCTATGACGCCATAGCCTGAGTCTACGTGCCCATTGATAAAGTTCACGTACCATGCTTTTTTGGCATCAACTTCAGAACTAGACCAATATATGGTAGAAGTATTGAATTGTTGTCCACCAATAGCCGATAATGCGTTATTGACACTCGTCAAGTTCATATATATCAATGAAAGCTCACCACATGACGGGATATACCAATCATCATATCCTTTAGCGTCAACACTAGCCAAGAACGTATTAAGTACATGGCCAATTGTCGCATAGGAAGTATAAGACCCACCACCGGTAGTCACCCCTTTTAATACATTGGAATTGGCTTTCCCATTCCAATCAGATAAAGCCCCGCTTGTCCATGCAGTAACAGCTTGCGGAAAATCAGGAGTACCATTGGATGAACCCGACTCCTGTTTTAGGTAACCGTGAACATCACCTCCATATGCTTTGTTATAATTTGCAATGCCAGTCTGATCCGTACCATTTCCACCCCAATAAAAAGCGTAAGTGCTGTCCTTCCCGGCTCCGGCTGTTACATAGCTTTCATTAAGATCCTCATATTTCTCAATCATAAATCTCTTACCTTGAGCGTTAAGGACAACGCCTATACAATTATCGGAAGGTGCGTCCGTTATGCTTCCATCAGGGCGGACGTAAAAAACACCAGGGCAAGTATAATTACACTGACATGGAGCGTCACTCTTCAACACCCCATACACCCGATTGTCGCTAGTCAGCCACCGTTTCCCGTCGCTCGTGATATAAGCTTGCCTACATCCCTCCTGATTCACCGCAAGCGTCTTTTTAACGCCTTTGGGGGTTGTTATCTCCAACTCAAGGGTACGATCAAGACCTTTATTCATTACCGAGCCAAAAGAAACAGCGGCGTTACCGGTCCCGGACCCGGGGCTGACGGTCAAGTGCTGGTCCGTTACCTCGCCTACCCCGTCCTTCCAATTAATATTCAAATCATTAGCCATATATATATCGTTTTTTTCGTTCTATTGCAAAGATAGTAAAATAAATAAACCCCAACCGGCTTAAGTCGATCGGGGTCTGAGTAAACGAAAAGAAACTGATTATCGTCCCATCATTCTCAATACGGTTCTGGCGGCTGCTTGCGCCCAAGTCCAGCTGTCGTTAGATGTTACGTTAACCGTCTGTTGAGTACCATTTACATCCAAGTTAATAGTCTCCTTGTCAAGCTCGATAGTAGAGTCTCCAGCGGCTTGAGTTACCGTCACGTTGGCTGTCTGACCACCAGCGGCGGTTACTTTCAATGTAGCCGTCAGTTCATCGATCGTGACGTTGGCCGGTACGTCCGAGATCGTGATGCTCCAAACGAACTCGCCAGCGGCTCCGGGGTCGTCGGCGATAACCGCTCCGTTAGCCGTAGTCTTTCCAGCCGCCGTGTAGTCAGCCGGGAGCTGTAACGTAAGCCCGTTCTCCTCAGCCGGCGTGACCGAAAATGTAAGCTTAGTACTGTTAGACTTACCGGTGATGGTAACATTACCACCTGTCTTTTGTACGGAAGCGTTAGGGCTGTCTAATCTTACCACCTCAGCAGCCGCTGCCTGATTAACTACCAACGCCTTCTTAGCCCCGCCGTTCGTGGTGACCGTAAGGTTGATAGTGCGTTGAAGACGACCGGTGTGTTTCTCACCGGAGAAATTAACCGCCTGATCTCCTGATCCTGATACCGGGTCGACGGTTACGAAACCAAATTTTTGTGATGCCATATTCAAATGATTTAAAAAAATGTCTTTTTATTATGCCAAAAATAACCTATACCTAATTACACGCCAAATACGGGGGGGGGGTAGATACGACTAGCCCTGTACAACCTCAACATACAACCCGATCAAGTCCTTTAGATTATGACTAAGAGGAGTTCCGCTATCCCTAGTACACTTATACACATCAGCGTTCTGAATGTAATACTTATCCTTGAATATCTCCATTGGAGGGAAATACGGGATAGGATCCCCTATAGTACCGGCATGTTCCTTATCAATAACCTTATACAAGGAAGCCGTATTTAGTCCGGGTTCCCATTCCTCCGACAGCGTATGTTGTTGGATAACCTCATAAAGGATATCCGTATCCTCCTTAACCACCCTAAGACAAAATCCGGTATCCACGGATAGCCCGAACTCCGCCCCTTCTTGTCCCCATATGGGGAATAGGACCTTAACATCCAATTTATCGTTAGAGGATAAGGATAAGTCTTTATTATTAACCACCGTTCTAGAAAATTTTACAGCCACCTTCTGAGGATCAGAGGCGTCCTTCTCCTTCGCCTGTTGCTGGACGTATGCTGTGGTGACACTTATCTTGTCTGGATATCCGGATTGGACATCAATAGCCCTTACCTGCTCTACGGTAGTGGCTAGATTGATCTGCTTTTGCTTGTCCCCTAACGCCGACATAAGATCATTATCATACTTATCCATCATCCCGATCAAGATCTTGCCTTCCGTTATATCGAATTCCAGACCCATGATCGTTATCTTTCCAGCTATAGCACCATCAGACAAGGCGTTACGTCTATCATGTTCAGGAATATAGATATTCTGATCATCCAAGAAGAACTCATATAGATTTCCGGTCTCATAAGTTCTTATCTCCTCGTATTTAACTGATTTCTCCTCATTAAGAAGCCTTGACTCATCCAGCTTAGCCTCGATAATCTCCTTGACAGTAGCTTTAGGATTAGCCTCCTTGAACGCCAGTTGCTCCTCCCCAAGCTCTATCCATGGGGCGGGAATACCTTTGGAGTAATCATCATAACTATAGCCCTTGGCGTAATTATCGTCAAGAGGCTCATCTTGAACCAACATCTTGGGATATATCTCCCTGTTTATATATGTAAAACTCATAGCTTATTAATCTTGTTCTTTAACGGCGATGCTATACTTGCCTGAAGCGTAACACCAGATATTTATCTCGAAAGGCTTGTTAGCCGTAGTGGTTATAGAAGTTCCGCTCATGCTGACATAATCCCCGGAATTAGGTATCGCTTGGGTGAAAGCCGCTGAGGGGACACACCTGATCATCAGCTCCTCCCCTACCTGCATCCCTGACTGCACGGATAGGGTGGTAGCGGCTGATAACGTAGCCGTGATACTTCTCTTGCTAATAGGCAGGTTAGCTAATGTCGTGACCGTATTAACCCCTATAAGCCTGTTCATGGTTTTCTTATCAGCAGCCGCCATCAATCCATTAGTGGATTCGTTGGCCACGGCATATGTCGTGTTAGGAGGGGTAGCCCATGTACCATCTCCACGCATAAAATTAGAAGTGCTACCATTAAGCTGTCTCAATAAGCCGTTGGCGGAAGTGGAGGCCAACCCGTACGTGGTATTGGTAGGCACGACCCATGTTCCATCGCCACGAAGAAAAGACGTCTGTTTCCCCGCTGCGGGAGCCGGGACCAATCCCGCAGCACCAGCCGCTGAAGCCGTAGCTGCCTTCATATTGGCGTAAGTGGTATTAGTGTCTTTATAATAAGGGACACCACTGACAATAGGACAGGCGGTATAGCCAGAAGCGCTGGTTACCGTACTCCCGTTCTTTACCAGACCTGTAGACCCGTTAGCTCCTACAACACCATACGTCGTATTAGTGTCTGTCCAAGGCACATTGACATACATCTTTCCGCTACCGTCCAGTTCTACCGGATAATTCTTGCCATTCTCCGCATATCCAATCATTACCAGCCCAAGGGTCGATGTATTGGCCTTGGCGTATGTGGTATTAGTAGGGACAACCCACGTGCCATCACCACGTAAAAAAGAAGCTTGTTTACCTGCGGCTGGGGCGGGAACCAAACCGGCCTTTCCCGCAGTAGAGGAGGTTGCCGCCCCCATATTGGAATATGTGGTGTTGGTATCCGTCCACGGGACGTTCACGTACATCTTGCCACTACCGTCAAGAGCAACGGGATAGTTCTTGCCATTGGCAGAGTATCCAATCTTAACAAGACCTAGATTATCGCTCGTGGCTTGAGCATAAGTCGTGTTATTATCAGTCCAAGGGACATTCACATACATCTTCCCATTAGGGTCCAAGGATACGGCGTAGTTCTTCCCACTAGAGGAATAACCGATCTTAACCAATCCTAAAGTATCAGCCGTGGCCTGATTATAAGTCGTATTATTATCTGTCCATGGAACATTAACAAAAGCGTTACCAGACGAATCTACCTGAACTTTATAATTCTTTCCTGAAGTCGTGTACCCTACTTTAATACCACCAAGAACGGCAGCTGAGGACGTAGGCGGAGCGAAAGTGCTAGGTTTGCCGGTCACTCCAGACCATGGCACAGATGACGCCAAACTTGCCGTATAAGGCTCGTAACCGTCCTCGGTATTCAACTTACTATCATCCTTGACCAGATACATCTTATTCGTGGCCGTTACCTTAACCGTGTCCCCGACCTGAGCCGTGGCTGTAGTAAGTTTAAACCTTGCCGTATCATCAGCAACCACGACCATTCTCTCTAAGGCTGCTTTAGGCAACCTGTCTATATCAATGGTACCGGACGTGATCTTAGAGGCGTCGAAGTTTGCCAATGTCGTGGAGATAGTAATATTACTCCCGAAGTCCGATGAGGCGCTACCGGTCACGGCACCGGACAGCGCTATAGTCCTAGCCGCCTGTAATTTTGTGGCGGTAGGAGCGTTATCCGTCTTAAGAGCGTATTTGGAAAGATCAATATCGTTAGCCTTATCCAAAAGCTGCTCTATCTGCTCGCCATTATATTTACCTTGAAAATCTGCCATATCATAATTATTTTTGCCCAAATATAACCATATATATAAGCACCAAGAAATCGAGGGGGGGGGTAGATACGGGCAGGTGTTAGAAGCTGCCGTCCCCATGCAGGAACCCGGTACGGAATATAATAGCCTTGTCTTTAAGTTTCTGGACAGACTCCCATTCCCACTCGCCCTCACAAGGTCTTATAACATACTTATTGCCCCAGATCTTGAATTTCCGTTCAATAACAAACATCTCCTTATCGTTAAGGACATGAAAGATACTCCCGACAGGGAAATACTTATCAGTCCTCAATATAACACGATGATGTCTCTCGTCATATTCAGGATCGCCTACGATACGTGCTTTATAAAACTGGAAGTCGTTTAACGTCCGATCCACAGGTTCTATCCAGTAATATCCTTTAGCCATTGATATTCTCTATTTAATCGTTATATTCGCGGAAGAACAGTAACTCATAAGGTTTTTAGGTAATTTTCAACCAAGGGGAAAGGGTGTCCGTGAGGATATCCTTTTTTCATTCCCGCCCACCCTACCTATGAACAAAAAGATCTACTCCTGACAAATATAACGATAATAAGATACTTGACAAAAAGAAACCCCATCGGTATTCTATTGCCGACGGGGTTCTTCCAACGTTGTATCAAATCATATCATCTCACTCCATTTGATTGTGTCACCGACGAAGCACCGCACCGCCAGATACCTTACAAACGCCGTCCCTTCCGGAGCGTCAGGGTCTTCCAGATAAGCCAAGACAGCCTTGACTATTTTCTGGTCGCAGTCCAATACCTTAGGAAAGTAGTCGCTATAGAACATAGCGAACAGATATTGAACATCTCCCCACGTAGCGTTATCAGGTTTCTTGGCCCCGCATTTATCGAACATCTGCTTAGCGTCCTCCATCGTCCATCTTCTCTTGGACCCGTCGGCGTTAAGCATCTTGTCGGCGGCTTCCCTAGCCAACTCCTTGGAAAAGTGATATCCATGGGTGTCTATGTACCGCTTATAATCCGGGTCATCAGCGTCTGCTCCTCAGTAGTAACGACTTCTACGACCTCTACGCATGTAAGGTTCCGTACCATCGTACTCGTCACGGATCTCACGCTCGCCGAACCAGCCCTTGCGATACATCTCGTCCTCCCGCTCATGGTGCTTTTGACGTTTCTCAAGCTCCCGCTCATTACGCTCCAGCTCCCTCTCACGTCTTTCGAGATCACGCTCACGACGTTCCAGCTCCTCCATCATCCCGTCACGATCCTTGCCATAATGGTCATATACCCCGCCATCATAACCCATGTACGTGCCGTCAGAACGACGGGAGCGTCCTCTACCGCCTCTTCGATCATAGATCTCATCATCATATTCCTCTTGGCCATTGCCTAAATCTATAACTCTCATATTAACCTAATTTTTTAATTAACAACTCTTTTAACTCATCGAAAGAAGACCCCATCCTATCGACCTTCTCCTCAAGATTCTTAATCTTTCGGTCTTGATCCTTAGTCTGCTTAAAAGTGGGATTGATATCTTCCAAAATACTGTCGCATGCCTCTATGATCTCCTTATTCTTATCCACGCTATTCACGATATCCGTACTGGTTCGTTTCATGGCGTTCAGGTGGTTCATTATCGGATCCACGGAGCAGGCTAGCGTAATGCCGTTGGCCATAGCCACGTTCTGATTCTCTGGAACTACGTATGTCATGGACTTCCCGTCCACCTCTATAGTAAGATCCATAACCCGATCTTGCAACTGCTGATACTGACCTAACTGGGACTGGGCGAACCTAGGCTCCGAGACGTTAACCACCGTACCCATAAAGAATTTAGGGACCCCTGAGGTGTCCAACGTATAAACCTGATATCCTTTCTTTAAATCCTTAAACATAATAACGATCTTTTTTAAATGGGAGGGAGGTTACCCTCCCTGTTCTTTCTTAGTAAATTCATGCGCTAGGGGGCGGTAGCCGCCGTAGCCGTATGACCTAACATCCTAAATACCCCAGTGCATTTGTTATAATACACAAGATGCTCGGTGTAGGCCCCTACTATAGGATCACCAGAAGCCACGGGAGTCGTAACATCCTGCCCTGTCATATGTGCCCCAACCTTATCCACTATAGGTGTCTTGTTGACGATAACTCCAGCGTTGGATACCGTAACAGGAGTGGTAGTGGATAAGCCAGACGGAAGAACGATCGTGGCGGGATAACTAGCCTCTGTCTCCGTCACCGGATGACGGACCTTCCATAACAATATCCCCTCTGGAGGTAGTGAGTTCCACTGACACGGATTGATGCCAAAATCAACCGTAGGTTCGGCCGCAGAAGCGTCAGATACCTTTCCAGTAGTGGTTACTACCGGGATGCCTCCCCTGTCAAGACGGGAGGAGGCGAATGAACCGATCATATATCCTCTGAAATCAGCCATATTGTCCCCCTTCCTTATAATACGGCATTAGTAGTGCCGCAAGCGCATCCACATTCGTTAGCTACCCTTACGGTAGGAGTATAGCAGCAACCCGGATTCTGTACGACGTAAGCCGGAATCGGAGCCTTTGGAGCTAACTGACTAACGATGTTCTGTGTCTGTTGTTGGGTGATAGCGGAAGTAGCCAAAGCCTGTTTCTCCTCACGAAGCTGTTGGATAGTATTCTGCATCTCACGCATCTCAAGTTGACAGAACTTGTCATTGATGATTTGAGTTTGAAGATCTATCTTAGCAGCCAACGCCTGAGTCTGGGCTTGGTTGGATTGAATAACGTTATTGAAGCCGTTAGTCAAATTGTTCTGCAATACGTTCGTCTGACCGGTAATAGCCAACTGATTCTCATATCCCTGGCGAGTTATAGCGTTCTGGATATTACATCCTACGGTGTCTAACGAATGTTGGATGTTATTGAATCCACTAGCCATAGCGCTTTGTAAATTGCAGCAACATGCGCTAATCTGGTTACCGATCTCACATCCTTGTTGCTGTACAGCGTTGATAACAGCCTGAGAAGTCATACCTACCTGACCGGCCACCTTATCAATAGCGCCTTGTACGTTACAGATAGCGTTTTGTAATTGAGAGGTAGAACAGTTGAGGGCGTTAGAGATCTGATCGATAGCGCTTCTGTTACCTTGGATAGCCTGCATCAGTAACTCACGACCATAGTCATTATTCAATTGAGCTGGAAGACCGTTAGCGCAACAATCATTTCCATTACCACCAAAACCATTCCCGAAGCCACGTCCGCCCCACAACCAGAACAGGACGATGATCCACAACCACCAGCCATTGGCTCCTCCGAACTAGTCTTGGTTGTTACGGCCGTTCATCAACGCCGCGACTAGATTCGGATCCATCTTATTTCCACCCAAAAGGCTGGTAAACATACCCGGAATCATAGATAATAAACCGTTAGCGGCGCTACCGCTCCCGGAACCCATGCCGTCTAACAGCACGATTTTGTCTCCACTTGTACCCATGTCTATTTATTTTTGAATTAATAATAAACCCACCTGATGGCGGGCGTTACAAAGTTCAAAAATTAATAATCCTAGGATCGTGATATATGTCACCATCAAGGCACGTCATGTCCTGTAAATGGCATTAATAGCAACCGGTACAAGACAAAAAAATCCGGAACGTATCACTACGGCCCGGATTCATGCAAATCTATAAATTCAATGTTTCAATGCTCGAAAGAAAACGTCTCACGACGTCAAAGAGAGATTAATTACACGAAAAATCTCGCATCAACTTATTTGTATTAGCAGTGTATTCATTAATTATCTTACTGGATGAGGGATTATCCTCTATCCTTGATAGACGGTTATCGTCACTCCTTACCGTAACATCACCCATCCTTCGTACCATGTTTTCTTGATATGATGATGGATCGGAGTATATAAGATCATCGACGAACCTGTATATTGATCCATCAACCGTCTCACCTACCTTCTCATATAAACCGGATTGGAATGACACGAAATCATCATACCTCCCACGAGCCAAAAACAAGCCGTCCGGTCTCGCCTCGACACCGCCGTTGACCTCCCGGAGCAGACCCTGATTCCTTTGGTATAGATATCGATAAAAACCGACATCCATCATCCTATCCTGTCTATCCAGATAGAAAAGATCCCTCATGCTGCTGTCGCTGGACTCGATAGCCACGTCAAACAGAAGATTCCTTACCTGACCATCCGGTAACGACATCTCCATGTTTTTTAACGTACCTCTGTCATGGTGGTTCAAAGATACGTTATAAAATCCATTAAAATCAAGGAAGCGCAAGACATTATTATATAAATCCGATTTTTTTAACCTTTCCTTGATCTGGATCTTCCTCAACGATGTACAGGATTTGATAAAATCCCGATCCTTTCCCTGCCTAGCCTCGTATCTCCTGAACTCCCTATCAATATCGACATCATCCATCTTAGGGGTTACGGGATGCTGGTATATCAATCTGGTAAGGATCATGTTCTCAGTATTCGAGGATGAGATGTTGGACATAACTAGCTTCTTTATGTTATCCTTGATCACGTCAATATCGGAACGGGAAGCCCCGGCGGGAACCACGCCAGCCGGCAAGTACGAGGGCCGCTCTATCCCGATATTGACCAACATCTCATAGGCCTGATCGGTGTCGGTTATCGGGGCTGTGTTATGGTACGTATTCCTACCCATATACAACATGCTCCTATCATACATATCGGAAGGGGATGTATTCCCGGACCTTACATACACCATCCTATCACCGGTAAGGTTAGTATCCTGAACCTCGTATATCGGATTCCCTTTTCCTGTTATCCTATCAAGATCGGAAATAAAGTCATCATATACCGGATCACCATTCTGTATAGAAGATAACATGACATCCAACGATGCCATAAGGTCACGGATATCCTCCGGCCTAGATATAACCATCTCATCGCTAATCGCCTCGCTTATATCAACGCCCATGTCGGCAAGATCCATAGCTATGTCATACAGACGTCCGGAAACGTCCTTGATGTCCTTAAAATCATCCATATCGATTATCTCCCCAACCTTATCCCTTAGACCCTTCATATCCTTAGGCATACTGATATACGGTATGGTGCTATTGGAATATGAGTCGGTAATCGTATTCCCATCCTGATCCCTGACCTCCATACGGGTCATATTACGATATGTGTCATACATCCGATCGGCGTAATCCTGATCCTCCTGATACCGGAGCGCCAAGGAAGGGTATGGGACTGAGGCGAAAGCCTGATCGAACTCCCGGCGGTCGCTGATACCGCCTACCGCCCTCATGATCGTATCCCTTACCTCTATTGGATTCAAGCCCCTTCTCTTCCCTAACGAGTCATATGTATCCTCATATATCATATAATCATCACCAAGGCCTGACTCGGAGGACAGGAAATACATATCCTTCTCATTAAGATCCCCGTCAGACATAAAATCGACAATCCTCCTCATCATATCCCTTACCCGCTCATACTCCGATCGGTTAGTCATGATATTATCAATCTCATCAGCGTCATACATCCCGGATCGCTCAAGATTGTACCTATTAAGGAATATATCACCGCCGGAAAGGAAATTGGATACAATCATATCATTAAGATCATTGATATTATCGACTCCCAAGGAAGTAAGGGTGTTATTGATATCCTTAACCTCATCGGCCATGAAATTGCCAGCGAAATAGTTCTTCCGCTTGATAAAGGACATGACATCATCATACCTAGGTTCCCCATTGCTATCTAAGTCGTATTCCGATGGCATGGACATCCAATCGCCAAAGAAAGACACGAAGTCGGGGGAGTAGGCCGTACCCCAGACCGATAAGGCCTGCTTCTGGTCGCCCAACACCTCCATCGCCCTTTGGTATAATCCGGATGGTTGGTCGTTCGGGGCAAGGACATTATCTATCCCACCCTCCTTATTTTTTATAACATAACAAGATCGTCCCATTACTAAATCGTTTTGACACAAAGATAGAAAATCCCGCCTACTCTCACGAGCGGACGGGACACCAAAATAACAACATAATAACAAACCTTATGTTTCTCCGAAAAGTGCAAATCTTTTTGCCGATCCTCACGAACAGGCAAAAGCTCAATCCTAAATAACAAAAAAAATGAAATTCATTATTCATCAAATATCATATATATTGTCAATATATTTAACATTTGATTCTATAATTCTAAAATTATATTTGCTTATAATTTCCTTAACCTGCTTTTTATTCAAATGAAACCACTCTCTATCAACATTATATACACTATATTTAATATGCAGCTCACGCTCTATATCCATATCTACATATGCAATCATATAAAAATAGATATTACTCACCCTTAAACAACTCTCCCTAGTGTATAAATCCTTAGACTTACCAATTTTTACAAGACCATTACTAATATCTACTCCTATATAGGTACGCAACAGTCCACTATTTCTTAATCCATAGTTCTTTTTATTTTTTAGAAAATAAGTATATCCTATTATAGAATCATACAAACCATAAAAATCATATTCTGTCGAATATGGTCTTATCTTGGACATCAACATAGGTATAGCGTTATTTACTTTCAGATCATTAGATATAGTCAAATGAATATCATCAACATCCTTATTTGTATTTGATATAATGATATTATATACAACACCATTAAAAACATGATCTAAACACATTCTATCAATTATATACTCATCATAACCCGCATCATATAGTTCATCTTGTCGTTCTATGGCTGCAAGTATAAAATAATTATATAACTTCAAGGCATAATCAAGATCAAAATCACTTCTACCGAATAACGTTATTAGCGCCATATAAAGGAAATTGCTGTAATCGCTATCATTCAAAGTTATTCTGCAATCCTTAACAATAAACACATTGTCGTTTTTTGAACGATCACAATCGCTCGAAAAATTTTTAACAATAATCTCTAACTCTCTAGAATAACCTGAATAATCAGCTTGTTTCAATTTCCCTGTTTGGCAAAAATGACTTAAATCATTATACAACCCCAAAATATGATCTTTGTTCATAATATAAAACAACGAGAGCCACCAGCGTCCGTTACCCCACTGATAGCTCTCATTTATCGCCTACGCCTAAGCGATATTAATATCTTCTTCTGGTCTAGCAACGGATAGACACCGCAAATATAGACACTTATTTTAAAACAACAAACAAATAGGAGATATTTTTACAAAAAACGTAATCAATTATATTTGTCTATCATATAGACGAAATATAACTATATCTATCCTCCATCATCATCACCACCTTCTTAATATCAGATAAAGTTAATTTCTTTATCTCCATATTCCTACTATCCATCCTGACGAAAGAGTCCTTGAACTCCTGCTCGGTTATGGCATCTAACCTAAATAGATTGTATTTTATAAGTAACTGGGTTACGTCAAATATCAAGATATTAAGATCAACATCATCTTTCAACTCATTAAGAAGATCACGCATCATATCCTTAATAGCGTCAGTGTCAAGTTCCAGCTTCTCGGCCTCCTTCATCAGCTTCTTGATGATACCATTGTACTCGATTATGATATTAGCGTTATCGTCATCGGTAGGTAGAAGAATATCCATCGTACATTCTATACCTATCTTATCACTAAGTCTTTCATTGAACTCCGTCATATAATCGAAAGCCTGACTTCTGCTTAAAGCGTATGTATGGTCAAGCAACTGCCTTTGTCTGTTATTGACAAAATAATGACTGGTGTATAACATCATCAAGACCTTCACTCGCTGGATGCGTAGGTCTTGCATAATTTTCCGATGTAAAAAACTATCTAACTGCATAATATAAAGAGTCCCCACCGGGGCCATCACACACCCGACAGGGACCAACTTTTAAATATCTTACTCGTCAGGTGATGGACTGACACCGCAAAGATAAATCAAGATAATTTATTTAGCAAGGATTTTCCGCTTCATTTTCTCCAGATACGACATTCCCGTCGGAAACCAAAGACTTGTCCTCGGCCGCTTTCGTAGGCGAGGCGAACTCCGATTGGGAACCGGGCGGGTTGACGAACGGGGTCTCCGTATCCTCGAAGAACGTCTCATCCCTCCTAATACTCATCCTGAACTTAGGGGCTATGAAAGGATCGTTATTAAGATCGATGTTGATCGTAACGTCATTCATCAAAATATCCTCCTTGGTCCTAGAATCGCCTATCCATCCTCTTACATCAGCGGTCATAGGCATCTTACTAGCGGCTTCCTTGACAGCCTTTAACCGTCCCTTGATAACATCCACGTCTCCCGCCAACGGAATCATATATGTCTTGTTATCCAGCCCTGATCTGGCTATAGCGTTGTTAAGATCCATTATATCATCAATACTTACTCCACCACCTAGACCCTCTATAATTCTGTCAGCCATCGATCCGATCATAGATGAGAATGATGATGTATCCTGATTTTTCAATCTTACGGGGTACAGGTAATTTCTTCCATTTCCTGTCTTTATAGCTACTACCGGGATACGTGAATTTTTATAATCACCATACTTATCCCTAACAATAGCCGTGCAGAACGGGAATATGTTATACTTGATATTATCCCTCATCGTAACCTCCCCATTCTCTATATATCCTACGCTCTCTACCTTGCCAACCGTCTCGTTGGTAAAGTCATTTTCGGATACCATCAACGTACCATTATCATCACTTATGCTAAAATTAGGTCTTCCCGGCAAAACACTGGTGACTGCGCCTACGAACGGTATATCAATCTCGCCAGCGACAGATCCCACATTATCCCTATACAACTCAAAGGCCATACTCCTTAAATCAGCGTTACTTCCTTTTGAGTCCGGGTCATTGGCTTTCAGTACCGAGACGAAATTGCCATCGCTATCCACGATCTTAATAACCATATTATCAACCAGCTCTCTGTAAGACGACTTAGTCTCATCAGAATTAGGATCAACGGCGTTAAGTCTATTGTATTTATCATACAGTCCCTTGGTGTATGGATCTGACATATCCATCTTAAACCTTACCATATCACCCTTGCGAAGGCTAGCCGCTGCTTCCTGATTCACCGACTCGTTATTAGACCCAAACGTATCACCCGTATAATAAGGGACAATAGACCCATCCTGCCCCTTGCGATACACCATGAACCAATTGGAGGTCGATAAGGCGGTCTGCCGCCCCAGTATGACACCGGTAGCGTTCTCGAAAGCCTGAGCGTCATCCTCACTAATCATCCATCTTGAATGATTCTTGGACTCAATAACGCTGAACATGTTCGTCCCATCAGTAAAATCCATCACCATCTTATCATCCATAACATATTCACCGGGCGTGACGAGAGCCTTAAGCCCGGATCCCGCCATAAACCTGTCAAGCCTCATTCCTCCTACCTCATAATACATGACCCCACCGATCTCCCTCTTTTGAGCCATCAACACCACCGGATTCTGGGCGGCGTTGACCTCCGTCCTGCCGGTGGATGTCCCGGGTTCGCTCTCCGTGAGAACATCACCCATAGATATAGACTTATCGTAATCCTTGACAACCATACTTCCATTATCATACAGCCTCATCCATTCCACGAATTGAAGAAGAGGATCATCGGAATAATTATTGATAATATCAATAGCCTCATTAAGTTTATCCTGATCAACTTCATTCCCGTTGTCAATATCATTCATAAGATCATTGTAAGTCTGTATAGCCCCCTTAACCTGATCCTTATCAAGACCATTAATGTTTATATCTATGATATCATCAATAGTATCTCTGATGTTATTTAAGACGTTATCGTTGGTATTTAACCTATCTATCATTGACCTAATCTTATTAAGCCTAGCTATAGGATTATCGCCAAACCCATTTACAAGATCATTGATACGATCCTTATTATTATCATATATCTGCCTCTCCCTAGGAGATAAGATATCCTCATTACCGTTCCATATCTTTATAGCTATATTATTGATTCTATCATCAGAAGGATTTATGATATCCTCATTATCAGGTACATTCTCAACGATACCTCCCTCATCAGCCTTGATCTCATTCTCCATAGATCTGGCTATCATATGATTATATGTCTTGAACATAAATGCCTCATCCTCTCCTATAAGACCATCTTGATAAGCTTTATCTATGGCCTGATCATTGGCATAAAGGGAATTAGCATCAGGATCATCGGTATTCCTGAAATCATACTTGCTGTCATCCTCCTCATAAGTCTTCCCCCATGCGTTCGATAATATCTTCATGAACCCGCGCTCCTGCGCCCGGATGAATCTTCTGTCACGCATACGACGAAGTGACTCGTTTATATTCTTATAAGCCACAAGATTATGACGATACTCGCTAAGCAACGCCATAGCCTCCTTATGATTATCAACCCCACGGATAGATACGGCATTCTCAAAACCGACTATAGTCTCATAAGCTGCCATAAGATCGGCGGCGCTGATCCTTGATTCATCCCTGTTTAATAACAGCTTAGATATATCTGTCTCTGAGTTAACTAACGTAGCTAATCTCCTCTCCAAAGCAATCCTATCCTCCGTCAATTTAAGAAGTCTATCATTCTTCTTGGCTAACTTGACCTTATCAGACTCAAGAGCTTCCTTAGATGTGACACTCTGCTGAAGCTTCAAAACATTCTTCTCCATTTTCTGTATATCATCTGTAAGCTTCCTGAGTTTCTCAAGATCCCTACTCGAATCAGGATTAAGACGAGAATATATATCTAAAGCAGGTCCTATATCCGTATTGTATATCCTTCCTAACTGATTAGCGATATCATCCAAGTTATCCTTAGCCTCAAGACCGTTATAAGCCATGTTGGAGATATAGGTGTTAAATGATCTATTGGATATACCATAGGTAAGGGAGTCGGCAAATCTGCTGGCCATAGTAAAATTATCAACCTTCTTATTGAACTCACTGATAAGGTTGGACTTATACTCATTTACCTGCTCATCTGTCATATTCATATCGGAGGCTATATCGCTATTAGGTATAGACTCGATGACTGTCTTGAAATTCTCCTTAGTATCATCTAACATCCCCATTTCCTGATCATAACGAAGACGGTTGAATACGGCATCACTAAAAGTCTTATCTACGATTCTAGAATTAGGTATATCATCAGCGTTATTATCCGTTTTCAAGCCTGATAATTGAGCGTTAAGAGCCATACTGCCACGAATAGCACGGATAGCGGCGGTAGTCAAGGCGCCGGCATTGGTGTTGTAGACCTCCACCATCCCCTTGTTCCGGGACATGTCTTGGCTCCATTCCTTTATACCACCAATAGTTTTTCCTCCCATAACCGATCCGATAATCATACCGATGCCGATTTCCTTCCATCCCTGATTAGATCCGTAAGTCTCCTTGAACCCGTTCTTTATAGCCTCCATATAGCCTATATTCTGCCGGATAGCCATAGGATTGTATCTTGATTCTACCCAATCCTCGGCGGATTTACTAGCCACTCCCTGAAGACCTTCCTCATACAGACCCTCAGATACCGGGCGTTTGATGATATTGAACGTATTCCCGGCTATTTTCTGCCATTTCTTAGGCGTTATGGCCCTTAATGTCCCGTTATCCATCCTCTCGGCGCCTACGCCAAATATATTGCGTTTTATGAACTTATCCACGCCAAGATCCATGCCGAACATATCGCCGAACATAGCTATATTGGATAATGACAATATACCGACATTAGCGCCAAATACGGCATTAGCGGCATCGGCGTTGTCAGCCCTGAACTTCATAAGCTCCTCATATGGGACTTCCCTTCCATAAGCGTTACGGTAAGACTGCCTGAAATTCTCCTCAGCCTCCATCAACATGCTTCTAGCTTCGACAGATGCCTCCCATGAGGTAGATGTACCAAGGAAAGCGAGGGTGTCCAGCCCCTTGCCTATCCTCTGTCCAGCACGGGCGGCCCTAAGGTAAACGCCGAACGCTTTCTTGGTATCCGAAACCGCTTTGCCTATCCTAGCCAAAGCCACGCCTGCCCTAGCTCCCGTACGAGCTAAGTTCATCAATCCAGCACCGGAATATACAGCTGATGATAACATGGCACCAGCGGTAAAAGCAAGACCGGATAAGAAATCGTTAGACCAGAAATTAGCCGTAGTCATGCTCTGAAGAAAATTCATATCCCGCTCCTCTCGATTGTAATAATGAGCTAGACCATAATCCATCTTCTTATCCTGATCATCCAGCCATCTCGTGAAATCGTTATCAAATACGGCGTTAAAATTACCTCTGGATACACCGGCGTAAATACCATAAAAAGGCTGGATAACGCCGCCTAATCCGTATAAAGCAGCCTTACCCGCCAGCTTACCCAATCCTCTCATCCATTTCTCGGTCCTACCCTGGCTCCTAGATAGACGCGTGTCGTTATCTACGCCTGGAATATAAGACTCGTATTTAGGTATCCAAGTACCGCTACTGAGTCGATATCTTGAATCCTCCAACGATATCTCCGGACCTGTAAGGTTAAACCTACCCTTATAGCTTTGGTCAGATGCCATATATCCCAATGGGGACATATGCTTTATATCATCATAATAATTTGTCTTAACGGTATTCTTAATCCTTTCCGACAATGATGGTATCTGCGACTTTGATCTCTCCGAAGCAGAGTACGGATCAAGCACGGGAGGCAAATCACGATCCGGTATATCATAGGTATTCGTACCAATGGCTCTAGTGGCATCAACACCCATTGTAGGATAGCCATATCTTTCGGCCAATTTCTTTCCATCAGGAACGTTATTACCGGTTTCCATTATTTCCATTATTTCCACTATTTCTGTTTTTTATCTCTTGATCAATGATACTGGCTATAGGGGAGATGAAACTCTCGAAGTCATCGGTAGTCGATCTGCCCTCACTCCTCCAATACACCTCATTTTCCTTACTAAGTATCTGTTGCCACGCCATAGTCAAATAATACTGAGGACAAAAATCAATCTTTCTGGCTACTTCGTCAGCGTAAGCTACGCCATCTAGGTCTATAGAATACAACGGGGTATCTCCCTTACTGGCTTTCCCCTTACCATATATATCCACATTTATGCCAGAAGATCCATTATTATACTTATATCCTGAAGCCCTTAACTCGTACATGGAAGCGTTATCAAACAACACGTCAGTAGCGATCATCATCTGATTCTTCCTGATATTACCGTCATTTATATTCGTAAACATATCTATATAAGGCATTGTCATATCTTTGGCCCCGCTGGCGTAAGCGAATGGAGCCACCTGCAATGACTTAGCCATCTTCCCATAAGCGTTATCACTTGAATTAGCGAACGATATAGATACAACACCAGAGTCGTAGGTCTCGGATGGAATATTTACCTCCTCTTTATAGAAAGCAAGGTCATTGGCAGCCAGATCAGCCTCGCTTACCTCAATAACGGATCTACCATCACCTCCATTATTGCCAATGATCTGATACTTACCATCACCTATAGGGGATATGGTAAACGTTATCTTCGTATTGGCATTATCCTTATCCTTAGGAATAAAACCACCACCACGGGTAAATAGGTCACTAATCTTTATATAATCATACTCGGCTTTGCTTTTAGACGGATAATCACCGGAAAAGATATACTCACGCTCGGCGTACTCATGACGATATTGCCTTAAATAATCCTCGCCAGCACGCTTTGCGTCATCATTTAACCTACCCAAATCTCCACGGCTCCATTTATGCCTTAATAAATCATTTCTTTCCTTATGCGCTTCGTCATATATAGCGGTAGCGACAGCGATCGCTCTATTATCCCCAGCAAACCTGTCTTTTATTTCCTCGATATGCCTATTCTTGTTAGCCCCAGATACGGCAAGAGACATTATAGATTCAATATCATCAAGCGACAAAGACGTTCCCATAAGATCATTCAAACGATCCATAATAATACTTGACTGACCTGAATCTACCGATACGTATGGCGCTTCCCCTTGAATATTACTATTAACAACGTTTATATTATCATTTAGCAAAGAACTATAAGCAGATAGCTTAGCCCAATCGTCTAATGTTATATCGTTTATGCCATCTATATCAAAAACCTTATCACCATTATTGTTAATATCCCCAAGATTGAATGTGCCAAATCCGTAACTAATGTCTATACCTGATCCTTCATACGATCTAGCCTCTTTCTCAATTATAGCATCAACACCATCCAAAACAGTATTCTCAGCCTTATTGAAACCCTCATTAATCTTACTATACTTATTCCTTTGGTTATTTAACCCAAGAAGCTTTATATAACTATCCTTTCCATTATAATCAAGAAGTGTATTCGTAGATCCACCATTAGCCTTAAAATAAGTCATGATAACCTGACCCCTATCCATATCCTTGACCACATTACTATTCTCAGGATCAGATGCCCATGCGTCGATCTTCCTCTTGGCATCGTCTGATAGAGACTTTACAAAATTCTCCATGCCTGTATTCACCGCCTTTTCATTGGCTATAAATCCATTCATGAACTCATCGCTTATATTCACATCTTCAAGATTGGCACTCTTCGTAACCACGGTGGGACCGGTCATGTCATCGCCTCCACCATTTCCATTCTCCGATTTACCTGATTTACTAGCTCTTATCAAAGCGGATTTCTCCATGGCTAGATTATGCCTTTTTGTCTCATTGAACTTAGCCCTCTCCATTATCTGTTGATTAGCCTTGAAATAATAATCATCAACACCAAGCGTCTCGTATGAGTTATTATAAGACCATCGTAACCCCACGCCACGAAGGAACTGCTGCCTCACCATGAACATGCCGGCCCGCTCCGGACTGTAGTTGCTGCCGATAACTCCCTCAGCCTCCTCCACGAAATCATTTTTCTGCTTGGTGATATCCGCCAGCTCTGACTCCAACCTAGCCTTTTTGACCTTATCATTGCCAACGCCCTTTAGCTTTGCCCGTATAGATTCTTCCTTGGCACTAAAATCATCAATATACCCTTTAAGGAAATCAGAGGTACTCTGGACATTGAATAGGTCAGGATTCGTCCTAGCCATATACCTACCCTCTAGTTGCATCTGAGCTTTGCCGTTCTCTGATATGGAAGCCATGGCTATATCCCTGACTTGAGCATAGCTTATTTCATCTATATACATCTCACGCATCTCCCCCGTCCTGTTACCATTGGCATCAATCACCGGCACATTGACTTTCTTTCCCTTATTAAGGGAGATGAAGTTCTTCATCTTCTCATCAACCTCAGCGTGATAATCCGTATAAGGAGTATAATGTATAGGATTAAGACGTGTTCCTACCTGACCGTCATTCATCCATGCCACGGCATCGGCGAAAGCCTCAGCCTCGTTTATAGGACTATACATCTTAGGATTATTCAATTTCATATCCTCCATCTTCTCACTAAACGACCGGATCTCCCTAGTGCCGGCAATGGCATTCAACACACGGGTATCCAGAGCCTCTCCAAGACGAGCCTGTATACTTCTGGCTATACCATCAGAAGCCAGATTAGATTTACGATACACGTTATTCACGTCCTGTATCAATCCATTTAACCTATTCTGAAGATATTCCCTATCCTGAGGTTTTATAATGTCAGAATTGATAATATAATCAGCATACTCGTTTATAGCCTGCCGATTGGTATCTATCTTCTGCTGCATGTATCCCATACCCTGCATCATGACATCCATGTTGTAGGGTGATACGTACTTACCGTAATTCCTTAATATACTGTATTGTGAAGCCATTATTTATCCCTTTTTGCCTTTAGTTACTTCCTGAGCAGGATATAATCTCCTGTAACTTAATATATCTCCTTGAGGGTCTGCGATCAACTGGCCATTGGGACCAATCTTAACATCCCCAAATATAGATCTTAATGTATTCATGGTCGTAGCCGTGTTCCACTTCTGCTGAATCTCATCATTGACGCTATCGAAATACCTAGCCCAGTTCTCGTCATTTATAGCCAATCCCTGCAATATCCGTTGTTGATAAGCTTGACGTTGGGCTATGTTCTTGTCGTAAGTATTCGCCCATGATTGAGAATTGACATTATCAGCCCAAGTCCTTTGAGCCACATTCCCTTGTTCTACCTCATTTATATACTTACCTATATTGGAACTCATGATAGCCTGTAAATTGGAAGATAAAGCCCCTCTCTGGGAATCCGGGACATTACCCATCTGATCCAATTGTAATTGGAAAGCACGATTAGCCTCAACCATATACTGATCAGCCGATCTCAACACCGGGTCCACGGTAGGAGCGTAATGTCTTTCCAGACCTTCCGTTGTCACGGCTCCCGGAGTCATCCTGAACACCTCAGGAAAGTCAAGACCACCACCTACTATATTCCTGCCTCCATTGCCGCCGTTCGACTTACCGGCATTTGTGTTGGTTTTAGGAAGTGTATTAGGATCAATCAGCTCAGGCATATCCAGCTTAACATCAGGATCCTCCACATCACCTATATCCATAGGACCGGGAGCCACCTTATGCGGGTCAAGTATAAAATCAAGACCTTCCATTCCCTTCATGGATCTCAATGCCTGCATCTTAAGCATATCCTCGCCAAGTATCTTATTAACGACATCCTTGTTCTTATCAGAGAACAGTTGGCTAAAATGGGTGATACCGGCATCGTTAAGAGCCTTATGCTGTTCCTCTGTAACAACGTCTAGACCGATCATAGGGCGAGATGTGGTAAACAAACCTAATTTATTGTCTCTCATCCTATCATGATATGCGGCTTTCTTGTCTTCCGGGTAATTACCTTGACTATCCTCACCGCCAAAGGAAACGAGCGTCGTGTAATCCCGAAGCGCCTCGGCGTTGGCGATGATCGGGTTCTCAGCCGTAGCCAAGCCCATCCAGCTACTTGTCTGACCGTAGATAGCGTCTTGCAACGCCCTAGCCCTAGTGCCCTCTGAAGCTCCCATATAAGCATCGTAAGCGACCGGATTGAATGTCTTATAATAATTCAACCTCTCATCCGTATTAATACCTCCATAAGAGCCATCAGTTCCTTGGCGCTGATAACCGAAATAGTTAGGATCATTGTTGAACCTATTCTCGATCGGGCGGAAAGTTAATTTACGACCGAACAAAGACGTGCCTCCTATCTCCATCTTCTGGCGAATACCAGCCACTTTCTTAAGCAGCTCTTTCTTAGCCTCAGCTATATCCTCCTCCGTAAGACCGTATTCTTTCATGGATCTGGATATGATATTATCTATCTCGCCTCCCTTGGCAAAATAAGTATCCTCATCCTTCTTCATCTTCCGGTCTTCCTGCTCCTTGTATATGACATTAGCGAAGTCCGTAAACCTTCCCTCTAATCCATTAACCGTATCGTTGCTATCATTTATAGCCTTAGATAATACGGAGGCGTTTAAACGCCTTGTATTCTCGTCATCTATCTTATCGTTTTTCTTCAGCTTCTCCAACGCCTTCTTCTGGTCATCGTAAGCCGATTTAAGACCGATCTTAGCCTTATACCTGTCCATTAACGTAGCATACGTATCCTTAGGCGTGGCTTTGATCCCATACGTATCTCTGATGTATTTAGCGAAATCCGGCTCTATGGTTGTGTCGTCGGTAATAACCTTCGTACCTTCCTCCAAGGAAACGGGCGTTCCCCCATCGGCATGCTTCTGCCCCATGGCCTCCATCGGCGCCTCTCCGGGCTGCTCCACGTACTCGCCCTTCTCGACCTCCACGTTGGCTTGATCTTCCATCGACTTAGGTAACGGATATAGGTACTCACCGGTAAGGCTTCCGCTATCGAACCTATTATTAGGTCCCAGATAAACGCCCCCGCCATCCTTGTACTGCATTTGGGATTGCCTTCTTTGCCTAGCCTCACGTTCCTGAGCTAACCTAATATTGGTACGAGTACCTTTCTCTGACGCTATCCCAGAAACCACGTTACGAGCCAACCCCATGATACCACTAATTCCAGAGGCTATGGTAGTTATCGTATTAGCTGTTTTAGCCCCGGTGGATAAATCGCCATATCCCTCGCTTCTCATACGACCTATACCACGACCCATCTGAGTGAATCTAGACCCTATATCATCAGCGCCATAGTAAGGGATGGTGGTAAAATCAAAAACATCCGTACTACCAGACTTATCAACCTTCTTATTACTGTCAACCAACGCGCTCAAATCACTTGTATCAATGGTATTAATATCAGGATGCTGAATATCAAATCCTATCTGGGTAGACGAAACCAAAGGCTCCACTCCAATACCCTGAAGACCAACAACATTACCGGGCATAATAGGGGTGACTTCCCCAGCCTCTTGATATTTAGGTATCTTCCTCTTGATTACGTATTTGCTCATGTCTAATTAATTTCGTTCTGACACAAAGATAATTTAAAAAAACAGAGACTCATCATTTTACAATGACGAGTCTCTCAGCAAATGCTATTATTATGTACAGAATTAAATTCTTTTTATGAATAATGATCCTATGGCCTTAACCAAGTCATAAAAACCAGCAGAGCTGAGGCCTACAGCCACTCCATATAATAAAGCTTCCCACCATTCACTCCCTATAAGCAATGGAGACACCTTTAGAAACCACGCTAATATACAAACCAGCATACCTATGACTACGGCTGATAGGACTTTAGCCCACTTATGGGTGTCGATATACGGCACAACCTTAGCTAACTGCGTAGCTGACATCGTGACGAAAGCCATGATGCCGGTGAAGGTAGTTAAATCAATAGTGATAGCCCCTTCTGATGGGATTACCTCTTGCGCCATCAAAGCGAATGGCGTCAATAACATAGCAAATAAAAACAACAATCTTTTCATATCTAAAACGTTTAATTACTTCACAAATATAGTATTAATTCTGTGTTCTGCTCATACCCTTTATATTAAGACTTAATCCCGGTATCATATTAAGCACCAACTGCCTTTTCGCCTGCTCCCTACGCATACGCTCGGCTTCCGCTATCTGCTTCTCTGATTGGGGGTCGTTCTTGATGTTATTAGCGATATCCTCTATAGCTTTCTTGTTAGCGCCAGATTGAGCTAGCATCTTATATAACAGGTCTTGACCTTCCTTCTCCCACCAGCTATCTATGGAAGGGCGAGAAGCCAAAGAAGGATCGGCAGGGGCTACCGTCTCAGGTACGGACTGCTGACCTCCGTCCCCCGTGCCCGAATTCCGCTGCCCGAACTCGTATCTCATTGGCTCGACCTCAGGGACACCATACCTATTAGCGAATACATCAGCGAACTCAAATCTCTTCTCGTTTCTTAATGTCGATCCAAGAGGCCTTCCATACCCCTGATTCCATGCTACGGTAGCGTCCTTGTAGTTGGTAGCGTTATCAAAATCAGCCTTTGAGTACATATAATAATTATATACATTGCCTTGAGCGTCCTTATCAAAGAACTTGCCTTGGTTCATGTAGTTCCATCCTAGCCCCGGTACACGACCTTGATACTCATCCACAAGATAATCCAGTTGTTGGGTTAATGTAGGCTTCTTTCCGTACCTGCGCTGTAGCTCTTTCTTCCTCGGTCCAAGCCATTGCTGGATACCAAAGTCACCGGCGGCTCCTAGGGCAGTGGTATCCCCTCCGGATTCGGCGGCGATGTTAGACAGGATGCCGATCGCTTGTGTTTGTGGTATCCCCTTCTTATCCGTCAGATAATCCCATATCTCATCATATACAGCCATTTTGCTATCCCCTGATCTACGAGGATCAATCACATACTTGCCAGAACCATAAGAGCGATTGGTATTTACAGGACCTCCCTCTTCTTTCTCCTCCTTATCATCAACCAGCATAGTAGAACCAAGACCTACATAATAATCCAAATCCTCATAAACACGGTTGACAACTTTCTCGGCTATATCCTGAAATTTTTTCTTATCATCCTTATCCGGTATCCTTTTCTTTATCCCTCTCAACGTCTTACCTAAATACTTGGTGAACACGTCATTTGGGATGCTCGCATAATCATCCAATTTATCAAATATCCTACCATAAATACTTGACTCCCAAGGATTGTCAAACACATTACCCTTCCCAACTATCCCCATTTTGTAAGAAGGAGCAGATTTAAGAGGGACACCACCGGTAAGGATATCAAATTCTGGATGGGTATCATCTAGAGGTTTATCATCAAGCTGTTTATAATATATAGGAGATTGACCGGATATCACACGATCAAGATCAGATCTATACATCTTTCTTGTTATATCCTCTATCTCTCCTCCATCTTGCTTATCTTCGATCTTCTCTCCCCATAGCCCATATTTCTCCATGGGCCATATGCCGTCTATGGCATCCACATAACCAACGGGATACTCCCCGTCCAGACGCCGGTTTCGCCGCTCGTCCGCCGGGTACAGGGCGTTGGCCAACGGCTGCGTGATACGACCCAACCCCTTATCCTTGGAACTCGACATAGCATCCACCACAGTCCGATATACAGGTCTTAATTTCTCAGGTAGATATAATCCCGCCTCATCAACCAACTCACCGATCTTCTTATTTATACCCCTGAGGCTAAAATTATAATTACCCATACCGTTCTTCAACGGGGACAACGTACCTCTTATCCCATTCATGCCTTTAACTGCGGCTCCTCCGCTAAGGATATCAAACTCCGGGGATACGTTTCTCAAAGGACTATCATCCATACCCCTGAAATACATAGGACGCTCGCCTCTTACGACACGATCAAGATCTCCCTTATACAAATCCTTTATCCATGAAGGGATTTCCTCCTTCTTATCTTTCTTAGCCATAAATCATGTTTTTCACAAAGATAGGCATAATAGCATGTAGATTAAAACAGTAAGCGGATACATGATTCATATCATCTACCCGCCTATACCATCAATGCATATGATAAGCCGCTAAGGCTTTCTTAGCCGAATCCCTCGACTTGTACTTGGCCGGCCATAATTTACCGGTCTTGTTGCTAACCACTCGCCAATTACTCCCTACTTTCTTAATGCATCCTGACTTCGGGCATTCGCCCTTCTTCTTACCGCTAGCTTTCCCTGTTGCCATAACATCAAATATTTAAATTACAATAGTACTTACCTCATAAGTATCATAATTAATTTTTATCTTACTCATTTTTGAAGAATTCGGATCAAAAAATACCAAATAAGCGGCATCATAAATATAACTTGCTATGATATATGAATTAAAAGTCGCCGTAAAACCGGAGCCAGATATCACTCGTGAAAGATACATATGATCATTATTTAGAATATAACTTTTTATATCATCATATTTTGATTTGGTTATAGATGATACTATATCAATAGTCCCAGGTTCTAATAGATAACTTGATATGTCTATACCTCTTATATCCTGATATAACCCATTATCCATCAATGCTTTATTCCCAGTCCCTTTCAACTTAAGATGAAGCTGATTATCAAAATTTATATTATCTTCTGTATTCCCAAAAGACCTTACAATAACTATCTCGGTGTCATCTGATGATGCTATATTTAAAGAAGAATTAATATATTCAACATTCAAATTAGGGTAAACAGATATAGATATATCTGAAAATCCCATATTAAGGGAATTATTTGAAGCGCTGATATAAATAGTGATACAATCATTCCTTTGATCATTAAAAACCATCAAATCATTAATATTCACGCCACCTAACGCTTCCACAAAAGAATTGTTAGGTCTTATCATCCTGACATTGGACGTAGAACTACCATCAAACAACGACTTTATAGTATTATATTGAGATTGAGGCAAAGTAGTAGATTGATCTCCTACAAGCTGTAAGATGATAGCTAAAAAAGCATCCTCATCATCACTTTTAGCTACTGCGTCCTTCCACGTACCATCACCACAAAGGAACCTACCCTCATCCCCCTTAGCAGGAGCCGGCACCAATCCCGCAGCGCCAGCCCCGGACGCCGTGGCGCCAACCATATCCTTGACCTTATCAAGTCTACTGTCTATTTGATTACCATCGTACTTACCAATAAAATCTTCCATATCGTTTTAATATACAAGGGAGAGGCGGCAAAATACCCCCCCCCCCTATATGTTAATAAATCAATAAACTTTCTCCTCATTGCTAAACCAACGAACTATCATCTTGAACCGACTCTCAATGTCATTCACGAACCTAGCCAAGAACCAATCGCCACGAAGACGATCCCGCCACCTCCGATGATAATCGACAGCCCTAGGATCGATCTTCCGGTCAATATCATTCACGTCCTTGATCCATACCGGGAGGTTATTAGTATCGTCTTTGACCTCGTTAAAATAGTCATTTATATTTATCTTCTGATCAACCTCCGTCACCAGTATCTCACGGCTATCGTCATTGGTTACAGGATACCTTAACCGCTGGCTCATATCGTTCTTGTCAGCGATAACCATCCGAAGCTCACCGCTGTTGTTGGTATCGTTATAAAACCATGCCTTATTGAATCCGGTAGTCCTAAGAATTTGGTAATTAACCTCATCCTGATACCTTCTGGCATCCATCCTATATTGGTAGTTCGTGAGGATCTTATTCACATACTGCTCACGTACCGGTACCTCTATAACGAACGGATATAGCTTACCGTAAAATACTTGATACGATTGGTTGGTCAATCCATGAGACCATAACCCTATCTCCTGACTTTCACTTGAGTAGTTCTTTCCAGACTGGAAATAATGCTGGTGCTCGATATAATAATCAGGGGTGTAGGATAAATATGATTTCCACTCACCCTTCAGGCAGTTATATCCAACGGTGAACGAGACGTCCGTGAAATGACTGGCGTCCTGTAGCTCCACCGCCTGCCCGTTCCTGTAGAACCGGCCGCCACGGAATTGGTACTCGCTCGGATTCCCTACCGGTATATAATCTTTCTTGGTTATCAGAACCCTCTTGAACCGATTGTCCCAGCCCATGGATAGCCCTATACCAAAGAACTTGTTATCGATATCATAATAAGACAACTCAGCGTCCGTATCAGCGTTATATATCCGGCTACGGATGATCTTCATCTGAAGATGCTCCTTAAACCAGTTTCTAAGCCCCGGTGTGACCTCCGTAAGATTCCTACCATTAGAATCTACCTTAAACACCTGACCACGCCTTAAATCGACCCAAAAATGCCCAAACTCGCAACTGATCATATCCCGACTCTGGGTCCCGGAATATCCTAACGTCGTATTATTATACTCGATACCACGAGAGGCGAAAAGACCACCTGTCCCTAGCTCGCTATTCTCCGGGGATATTCTCTCCGCCAACACGTCTATGGCGTTATAAAGCCCTACCTGATTCTCGAAGCGAGCCAGTATCTGATCCGACTCTATCCCTTTCATGCTTATAAGTTTCCCGAAAGAGGTCTTGAACTCATGGTAATCCATAGGCTTGTACGACAGCCAAGGATCGGTCATGCCATTCTCCGACACGTCGGCGGTGCTCCATATGACGCCGTTGGGTCTTTGGTAAGCGCAGTCCCAAAAATTGCTATCATACGTCTCTGGTAATGACCTTCCGCCTAGCGTAAAACGATTCTTATACACAGGACTTATCTTAAACACATTATCCCTTGATATAGGGACATTACGCTCCTGAGTCCATGATATATAATCCCCTACCTCCGGATAAAATCCCTCATAAGGCTCAGGCCCGGCTATACGGAAATTGCAATTGATCTCAGACTCCACAAGAAACTGAGGTATGCCATAGAAGTATAGGAAGAAACGACCGCTAAGATACATATCTCCGGTCTTGCAAACCATCTCATAAGCGCTCTTCCGGCTAGGGAAAGAGTATAGCGATCCGGTATCCGTATCGGTCTTATTAAGATAATCTTCCCCGGTGTCGTAATTAACGAAATAACGGGGATACCCGATGTTCCGATAATCATAATAAGGGAATGGTATCATGTCCCCCTGACCGAACTGAGTCAAGTAAAACATAGGCATCTTCCTCTTAATCGAGAATCTTGATATAAATACATCACCTCCAAAAACAGGTTTACGCTTATTCTCATCCATCAACCCGCAACCGCCTAACGATACCCACCTGATATCCTCTATCTGCCCGTATTGAGCCGGAGAATATTTCTTTATCCTCATATAAGGACAGGATACGAAAGATTCACGTGTCATAAAATGAGGCGTCATACCAGCCACCTCATCGTTACGAATATTACACTCATCCTGAATACGACTGGTATCGTAACTTGAAACCAACTCCGGATATTCAAGCATATACTTATCCATACCAAATGACATGAACAACGAATGCTCACGATCGAGGTTGTTTATGATAATAGGCTTACCACCTACGGTTCCCCCTTGTGACGAGATGTCTGTAACCGGATACAACCCGCTCTTGATATATTTGGCCGTTGACAATCCACGTAGCTCCGACGCCCCTATTTTTTGGTAAAATAAATTATAATGAGCGACAGAAGTATAATAATAAGCATAGTTCCGTCTAGGTCCCCTATCTATCAATGCTGTTAACCACTGATACCTGTACTTGCCTATATCCACCACGGACTGGGCTGTGGCCTTGGCGATACCCGTAGCCAGACGGATAGCCGTCAGCGCTATGCCGACAGGGTTGGCTAAAAAGAACACGCCTCCACCGACATATTGCTGTGAAGCCGACTGATATGTATATTCAGCTATAGCGGATATTAAATTAGCCATAGCCTCCACCGTAGCCAATGATGTTGCCATACTGTAAGCCTTACTCCCTAATATCGTCCATTTAGGGTGATCCTCCACCTCCCTGAATATACCGGAGGATTTACCTAATTGATAACCATCAACAAGGCACTCGGTGGGAGCGTCAGGCTTGTTAAAGGCAATATCAGGGCTTAAGAATGAATACCAGATATTACCCCTCCTGTTAAACGGATGCGTTATAAATTTCTCACGATTAATATCCTTATAGATATACATATCATCAGACAAATCGTTGTAAGGGTAATTAGGATAAAGGTTAGCCGATCCGTCGGGATCATCGTACTTAAACATATCATAAGCCAGACCAGTTCCGATAACGCTCTTATCCAACGTCCTATCGCCCCTATACAACTCATATCCTATTATAGAATCTCTTCTAGCCTTATCTATAAGACCGTTCTCTACCGCTATATCCAGAAACTCATTAACGATATCGTCATCAAGCATCACCCCCATAGGATAAATATAGGAGTCAACTCCATATTGACCGGTCAGTTGAGACGGATTACCCATAAAAGGAGCGACAGAGTTATCCGGGAACTTGTAATGACGTATAGGTCTCTGACAAAACGTGGTTGACGTATTTGGGTACTCAGCGTTACCCCCATTACCGGTGAAATAAGACTTACCCCCAACTGATTTAGGAGACCCATAGTATTTCATCAAAGAATCTATTATGTCCTTCCTCTTTGATCCTCCCGATGATATCCCGATCTTACTTGAATCATACAACTCAAAATTAGCCGGATACTTATTGGTAGACTCCCAATATCCGAAATCACCGTACTGATATGGTCTGGGAGCGCAGTCAGCGGGTTTATCCCCACATGAGATACATTTCGCCTCATAGGTAACGAATCTCCTTAATTTCAATTCTTTTGTGAAGAAGAATACGTATTTCACCTCCAGTGGCCGAATGCCAAAACAGAACGGGGCGGGGAAGATGGCGGTGCCAGCCGTATAGAACCCGGCAAGCTCCTTCATGTCCTGCCTCATGGCGAAACCGGTGAAGAACACGCATACCGCAGGCTCGATGCAAACGTATATCTTATGGAAAGTGGTCTTGTCATCATTCCAGAACAAATACTTTGGCATCATAAATATCTTATGGTCCACGTAATTAACTATAACACCTTTCTTGGCATCATCAGCCAAAGGATTAGGAGCCACGGTACCTTCCTTGTCCGAGAAAAACGTTATACGAACCTTGTTGCATGATGATGAGTCACCGATCGGATAATTATAGTTACCCATCATCTCTATATACATAATACCGTTATCAGGATCGGATAAACCGCTTACGTATTTTTCGTAATCCAACTCCACCCATCTAGCGTATGAGGATACATGTGGATAGAACTTGAAATAAGTCAAGTTGCTTCTACCAAACCAATTGGTCTTGGCGTCAATATCATTCTGCACAGACACACGATCTTCCCAATCAGTAGATATGCCGGTATTGAACTTAGAGTTATCACCATCACCAAAAAGACACATGGCATTCTCAATACCAAATTGACTCTCGTATTGAGGGAAGTACTTTTTCATTGAATCCATCAATATATCAAGCATAGTCTCGGTATGCTTCTTGCCTTCCCATCCATCGCCTTGGAATAAGAACGTACACTTACCCAATGACCTACCTCCTTGGAACGTGGGTAGTTGCACATCATCAATAGTAGGATTCACGTAAGGATCTCCTAACGAACAACCATTAGTACATATACCCTCATCATATAGCTGCCGGACATTAGACATATCCTGACACAAGACCAAGGCGGAAGAATCTATATCAGACGGGAATTTGTCCTCATCCTGACCATCCAGCCATTCCTGAACCAGATCTATGATATTCTTGCCTTCACTAGAGTAATTATCGAAATCACACAATACAGAAAACTTCCTTTGAGACTCGGCGTTACTTTGTATTAATGTCGTAGGTTCGGTCTCCACGTAATCACTAGCCAGCTTATACGTAAAATCAATCCTAGAATCTACCAAAGAGTTTTTATCCAATATAGTCCTGGTCTCTATTCTCTCGATATTATCACATCCACTAGGGAAATCAGGAGCCTTTATACCATCTTGATCTTCCGGCAACGATATAGCCGCACATAACTCATCAGTAATGCCTACATTGGATTCTATAAGATCACACAGATTCTCTATATTGTCAGCGATATAATCAATAGCATCATCTACCGTAACATCTTCCCCCATCGTGTTGATAACGAATTGGGTCTCTCCTACCGTGGCATATTCCTGCTCTACATACCTGAGTTGCTTGACATCTAGCTGATTCTTGCATTCTCCTCCAAAATCATCAAATCCCCAAGACGGATCGTTTATAATCTTGGCTGTATTCTTAAACTGCCAAAGATAACGGCGGCTGTTCCCGGCGCACTGCGGATTGTTCTCCAATACCGACGCCGCCGACAGATCTTCAGAGTTGCCGTCCTCATCAACGATGACCTCCATCTCCTCCCTTGTAGCCGGACGAGGAATAAGCGGGAATCTAGCCGTCCTGTATCCTGTGTTGGTAAAGAATCTTATTCCTAACGGATATACCTCATCACGCATGAATGAAGCGTATTTAGAGCAAGCTACCCCATCCTTGTATAGATTCTCAGTGGCTATGGATGTCTGCCATTTAACAAAATGTCCCAAGAAGTTAACAACCGGCTGTAAATTCCATTCATTCTCAACGGTCAAACCATATTGAAGAAGACGATTACCTACGGAAGTCATTCCTCTGGCTGTCTTATATACCGGTATCTCCTTGGACAGCTTCTCCATTGTCGTACGCTCGCTATACTGATCCGTAAGATAATAGATGGTCCTTTCCGTTATCGGATGTATACCTTCTATGAAATACTCAAGAACCGGGCTTTGCTCACCATTAAACCCAACCGTATTCTGTATAACACCTATCTTATAATGAGATACCTGCTTATCTATATTAGACACGGTAAGGCGGATACCCATGTTGGTTGACTTACCCCATAAACCATCACGGATAACCATATCTTGGCGATCGAATAACATGATTGGGTTGGTCAATGAGCAATATCCGGTCTTCTCTATCCCGAACTCATCGCACAACGCCACGCAGAACTGGTAGGTCCCGGCACGCAGGCTTCCCCCGAACTCCACGACCTCAGGCTCCACGCATGGGGCCGTCAGCAGCGGGAATACCAGTAGCTTCTCGCAGGCCAGCCTACACCTCTCTATTGGCTTATCATCCCCACATGTCTTATATCCATGATAATGATACCAGAAGTCACCATCATCATCCGGATTAAGAGCCTTGTCAACCATAACATATCGCTGGGGGTTATATCCATCAGTCCAGTATATCACCTTACCACACTTCTCATCCTTGATCTCTATATCAAAGATCGGGTGATGAATGGAAAAGTTAAGACAAGGGTCATCGGTCCCATCCTCTATCAACACCTCCATCAAATCACATATCTCATCGAAACGACCATCCGACTCCTCAAGCCTCTCGCCAAGGATACGATGAATATCTTTCCCTGATCCCGCTAATTGATCCTCTACGGTCTTGACATAATCCAATGACCTCATGAACGTGATCTTAGAGGTGTTGTTATCAGGATTCACCAGAAAGAAATAAGTGTTATCACCAGCTATATCATTCTTATACCCAATAACCTTATAGCCATCAAATCGCTTACATAAAAGGGTACTAGGCTCGTTCTGGATCTTAAGCTGACTCCCATCGTCACCCTCTATGGTAGCGTTCAAGGCGAAACTGTACTCAGACGGGGATAGGTCCTGTGGATGCTTATCCCTGTTCATCCCGGAATCGGGAACCGCTATATTAGAATTATTTTGCACGATGTTATGTTTTTCGCAAATATAGCAAATCCGCCAGATAATCACTTATGTGGCGGATTCTAATAAACTGTACGTATTATGCAAAACATTCAAATCGCACAAAAATAGAAAATCCTTCTGACTCTTACAAGCCAGAAGGAAAATCTAAACACTTTGCAACGTTTACCCCTAATGAAAATACAAAAACATAATAATTATGGATTTTTCCCCATGTAGCTTGATTGCTTGTCGGCGTCCTCTACGGATATGTAGAAGAACCCGTTAGTCACGTATCTCTCATTGACGTCCACAAAATCAGTAGATCCTTTGTCCACCCCTTTCTTCGATCCCTCATCACACACAGCGACCAGACTATTAAAGTCATTGGAATAACCTACGACTACACCGTGCATATCCCGATTTCGAGGATCGAATACGTACCTCATCTTACACCTATCGTAAGCTAACTCTAAAGAGCTTTTGCTTAGCCTCTCATCTAATCCAGCACCCGCTACCAAGGCCAAAACGCTCTTTGATATGTCACTCATGGTGGTATCCTTGGCCGGAGCCTTAGGCATAGAAACGCCTTCCATGACAAAATCCAACGCCTTATCTACAAGACCATCGAAATCATCATCTCTTATATAATCCTTAAGCACCTCCAGTATATATAACCGGACATGGAGTTCGTTATTGACATCATTCAATGTAATCATAATACTAGTTTTTGGCAAAGCTAGATTATTTATGTGCAATAAAAGATCAAATATGTCATAAGCGAAGGACTAAAAAAAATAAAAACTCCCCCATCCTCACGGACGAGAGAGCTGATAGATATTTGTATTATGAAAAAGAATAATCACTCACCTATTCTTACAATACAGTCACGAGACTCCTTGTTATAAATCATCGTACCTACCTTAGAATACAAGGTCTTTATATTTTGCCAATTATCCTCGCCGTGAGCGGATACGTTAGTAGGGGCATCACCGGTATAAACCTCCTCGCCTCCTATATTGACAAAATCATATCCACGTTTCTCCATCGTTCCGCCCTTATAAGCTGTAAATTTGATAGTTACATTCCCTCTTTCTCGACCGCCATACCAGTTGCCGTATATACCACATCTGATCTCAAGAGGTAATTTATCGTAATTATCGCCATCCAATAACGGCCCCATCTGGATCAAGGCAGCCTCATTACCTGATTCCATGTTATCACCACCGTGGATAAGATAATCACCTACCCGCTCCTGCGTGGTCTGGTTTTGTTTACTCCAACCAACCAGCTTGCCGTCCACGTCCGGGAGGCCAGTGTTGTCGAAACCGGTTGCCGTGTCGAAGTCAATGCCGTCCTCGTCAGCCCAAATATACCTAAGCACAAGGAAATCGAACTCAGGGATGATCACCACCGGAACCGACTCCTGCCTACACACGAACGTCTTCTCCTCCTTGGTGCCTTCTTTTATAACCTTGTACGTAGCCTGACGTATCTCTCCAGTCTCATTGATATCAGCGGTAACCCTAACCTCAGCAGGGCCGGTACCACTTGTCTTATCTAAATGTATCCAATCAGCCATATCATCGTATTTTGTTAAATAAGTTTAATATACTTATCAAAAGCGTTGGGCCACATACGCTCATGAGATAACATCCTTCTCCTATTATCCTCAGCCAGTTCCCGATAATCATTTAACGTGATCATCGACATCTTAAGCTCCTTCATGGCCCTAGCAAACTTACCCGGTTCTTGCTGAGCATATAATTTGTAAGCGTCACCAGCGCCTTGTATCAAGCCATTCACGGCAGCGTTCTCGAAGATCTTCATCTTGATATACGTCTCGACATAATCCTCAAGATAACCTAAATCCGTCTCAGGTATATATGGTAGACCATCCTCATCCTTAGGAGTAGCTCTGTATACGATATAAATAAATCCGTCAAAGCCGGTATACATAGTATTGCCGGATATAGTTATATCATAATTATCCCAAGCGTATTTATCCCAATACTTATCAGCAGTGCAATCACGCCTCAATCCACGACCTATAGATAACCTTACTGGATGATGGTAATGGAAACGAACCTCATGGGATCCGATATAAATCTTCTCCGTGATCGTCTTCTCAAACTCCTCCTTGCAACACTCGGTGCAGGAGTTCCAACGAAACCCGCGCTCCGTGCGCTCGACCCAGCCGATCTCGTGTTGGAGGTCAGCCTTAGCCTTATCGCCGCCAGGGATCTCGCAAACCAGAGGCTCACACCTGTAAGCGTCAAGCATGTCGAAGAAATCGGATGGTAATACCGCCTGCTTGTTACTGGTCTTGACAACCGCCTCTGACATGACAGCTATAACACCGCCGAACCTTTTTAATGCGATCTCAGCCCATCTATAAACAGACGAGGTATCTATAGCCCCGCTATCATCGTATTTATGTAAATCGGCCTTGATCTCGGCCAATAAGCCCTTTATCGTCATATTTAAGTCTTTTGCACAAAGATATGTATTTGAATCATTGATACAAAAAAATCCAGTCTACCCTCACGGGCTAACTGGATCACAAAAACTTCTACAGCTTATAAACCCATTTAACTCCAAATACCTTACTCTCCGACTCAACCTCCCGATACAAGAACTTATATCTCCTACCTGATTCCATAGCCAACCTACATTCCTTATTCAAGGCCGGAGAGATATATAGATGAAAATACTTATTCCTAGGCATAAAATCCATACACGTATGGACGTAAGAATATCCACCCGTCCCACGCCTATTAATAGTACCGGTAAGTTTATTCAGATATATCTTGCGGTTAGGATTAATCTTATGACATAGATAACCGATGTTGTTTATATAAACCCCTCCCTCATCCTCCAGATACCTATCACGTATGACTTTCCAGATCAACGACTGGCACTCAAGGATATCATTCTTATCCACGATCGTATGCTTCCTCCTTTTCCCGTTCTTAGACATAATAGATCTATAGAATCGAAGAAAGTATTGATCAAGTATTTTAAATGACTTTGTTTTCATATCACAAATATAACAATTTCATCCTAATACAAGAAATTTATACACAAAAATACACCGCCTGCACCAAGGACGAGGCAAATAGGATAGCCGACAATAACCTACAATCCGATGGTATCTCTTACGCTAATGGCTTAGCGCAGGCCGATAGATGCGATTGCCTCGAAACATGGAGCGCTTACGCTAGCGGAAGTTTTAATGGACAATGCTTAAGTATATCCGTAAGCTATGATAATCCATGTGGTAAATCTAAAACAGCATCATTTGATGTGTATTATACTAGATCTGAACCATCTGGAGATGTAGAATATTTCTCTACCACTAAAACAGTCACCATACCATCCGGATCGGGAACGGTATCAGGCGGAAGTGATTGTGTTAGCAATGCTACAAGCATGTATGTATCTAATCCAAGTCAAGGTGGAGGCTGTTAAAAACAAAAAGGAGAGGTTGATTATCCTCTCCTTTTTATATAAACCTAAGATCTTTTCTCTTAGTATGATTTAATATCCTACTAATATGTCTGGTACTTAATCCCGTTCTTTCCTTTATCTTATCATAGATATAACCCTTGGATACGTAAGCCGACATATCTCCCAGATCTTTTATAATCTTGTCATACATATCATGCACCTCATTATATCTTATGATTGAGCTATCCCTCATCCCTCTTTCACCTATACCATCAACTATGGCATCATTGAAACCGAAGAAATTAATTATTGATCTTATTATATCCATTATCACTGAATCTTTTGAGTTTTCTTGTTAATATCCATATCCGGATTCTCGTCCGTAGGAATCTGCAATTTGGTTATCGTCTCTCTTAACGTCTCTGAGACAACATATTCTAGTAGCTTGTCAGGACATATGAAATCATAATCCCATTGAGATGTACATGGCTTATCTTTTTCAGCTCCACATCCCCCTAGCTCTAACGCCGCTTTTCTGTCGAGAGTTATAAGATCAACATTTATAGCCTCTATGTTAATATCTGGTATATAGATATATCCATCATTGACATAATAATAGTATTGATCTATATTCCCGTATTTACGTTCCTTGTTGTTAGCGTATTTTCTTAACGATATGGAGGTAAATATAATATCATCCATGATGTTTGATACTTTGATGATAGCCGGACCTATACGGGTATATATCATATCGGGCAATCTTTTCTTGGATCTCATAAGTATCCTGCATAGTTTAAACTCATCAAAACAACAATCAATTTTCCGAACCCTCTCCATCTCCATGCAATTGATATGAGTATACAGTGATTCCTCGCCGAACAAGGTTCCATCAGCATACTTCTGGGCTATATATGATCTTGCCTTTTGTCTTCCTATGGATAATATCCATCTCCTACTGACATGAGCGTCCTTATTGATGGAGTTCATATCATTTATGATTCTAGATACAAATTCTGAATTTTTCATATGCTAAATACTGAGGAGGGGATATACCCCTCCGGTTATTACTTCTTTTTCTTAACCTTGCCTCCACATTTCAGTTGAGGTTTCTTTTTCTCGGAGACCTTGCCTCCATTAGCCATTTTCTTTTTCTTATTGCAAGCCATAACTTAATGTATTAATATTAACGATACAATATTAATGATTTTAATTAATAGATAAACAATGCGCATTGAATAAGCTAAACTCACATCAAGTCAGACGGTATCTCTTACGCTAATGGCTTGGCGCAGGCGGATAGATGTGATTGTCCACAAA